ATGTTCCCTCATGGGGAAGGCGCGGACGTGAGCGCCACCACTGCTCCCCGCACCCGCGGAGATGTTCCCTCACCTGGTCCGCACCCGGCTCCCTCGCCGACCTGCTCCCCGCACCCGCGGGGATGTTCCCAAGGAGTTCGAGTCGCTGGAAGACCGGTTGGACTGCTCCCCGCACCCGCGGGGATGTTCCCCTGGCCGATCACGATGATGTACCGGTCGATCCCTGCTCCCCGCACCCGCGGGGATGTTCCCAACTTCCGCGGCTTCGCGACCGCGGTCACCCCGCTGCTCCCCGCACCCGCAGGGATGTTCCCCTGGCCGATCACGATGATGTACCGGTCGATCCCTGCTCCCCGCACCCGCGGGGATGTTCCCAACTTCCGCGGCTTCGCGACCGCGGTCACCCCGCTGCTCCCCGCACCCGCGGGGATGTTCCCGAGTTCTTCGCCCGTACGCGGCGACACATCGGCTGCTCCCCGCACCCGCGGGGACGTTCCCGACGGGTTGCACGGTTCTACAAAAACCTCATGCTGCTCCCCGCACCCGCAGGGATGTTCCCTGCATGGCCATGCCGCGCCCCTACAGGTTCGTCTGCTCCCCGCACCCGCGGGGATGTTCCCGAGGGACACCTCGGCCAGTTCGACATCCTCGACTGCTCCCCGCACCTGCGGGGATGTTCCCAGGAAGAACAGCAGCGCGAGCGCGGAGCCCTTCTGCTCCCCGCACCCGCGGGGATGTTCCCGGGGGGGGCCGTCAACACCGGGGCCGGGATCGTCTGCTCCCCGCACCCGCGGGGATGTTCCCTGCGCGTCGGTCCCGGGCGATCTGCTGGCGATCTGCTCCCCGCACCCGCGGGGATGTTCCCGTCCCCTTCGAGACGACCGCCACGACGGACCTCTGCTCCCCGCACCCGCGGGGATGTTCCCCGATACCGCCGCGCGCTGTCCGTCCTGCGCAACTGCTCCCCGCACCCGCGGGGATGTTCCCATCAGCGGCCCTGAAGGGTCTTGTCGATGGTCCTGCTCCCCGCACCCGCGGGGATGTTCCCTGGACGGCCTTCGCCATCTGGTCGCGCATCTTCTGCTCCCCGCACCCGCGGGGATGTTCCCGAAACAGCGAGCACGAAGCAGAACCTCCGAATCTGCTCCCCGCACCCGCGGGGATGTTCCCCACGGGTGCGCCCGGCCAGATCCTGGGCCTGACCTGCTCCCCGCACCCGCGGGGATGTTCCCAGATCGTTGGAAGCCGTCCACCTGGTGGGCGGCTGCTCCCCGCACCCGCGGGGATGTTCCCCCGAAGCGACTCCTGCCGGGGCAGCGGTCCGACTGCTCCCCGCACCCGCGGGGATGTTCCCATGGACGACTTCAACGACGGTCGGCCGTGGGACTGCTCCCCGCACCCGCGGGGATGTTCCCTCGGTCACGGCCGGAACCATCGCAGCGAACGCCTGCTCCCCGCACCCGCGGGGATGTTCCCACACTGCTGTCCACGGGCAAGCTGACGGGCGCCTGCTCCCCGCACCCGCGGGGATGTTCCCCTCAGGAGCCCGCGCCATGGCCCGCTACGTCACTGCTCCCCGCACCCGCGGGGATGTTCCCTCGTCGGCCGACGCCGGGACTCCGGGGACCGACTGCTCCCCGCACCCGCGGGGATGTTCCCGCCACCGAGACCCTGAGCAAGGGCATGGAGGTCTGCTCCCCGCACCCGCGGTGATGTTCCCGCGAACGCGATCACGGTGCCGCCGATGCGGCGCTGCTCCCCGCACCCGCGGGGATGTTCCCAAGTAGTCGAAAAATCCACCACTTAGGGGTACCTGCTCCCCGCACCCGCGGGGATGTTCCACTCGGGCCCGCCTCGACCTGGTCCGTGGCCGACTGCTCCCCGCACCCGCGGGGATGTTCCCAGCAACCAGCGTCTCCACCGACACGAGCAGGCCTGCTCCCCGCACCCGCGGGGATGTTCCCACGACGTCCACGCCATCGTAAGAACCCGTGGGCTGCTCCCCGCACCCGCGGGGATGTTCCCGAGCGCTTCCTGAGGAAGCTGGTCGGCCCCGGCTGCTCCCCGCACCCGCGGGGATGTTCCCTCCACCGCCGCGACGTCCGCGACGAGCAGCCCGCTGCTCCCCGCACCCGCGGGGATGTTCCAGCACGAGGCGACGATCCGGAGGTTGCAGGCCTGCTCCCCGCACCCGCGGGGATGTTCCCGCCATGCCCGTCTACCGCGCCGCCAGCCAGCGCTGCTCCCCGCACCCGCGGGGATGTTCCCGACAGGATCGCCGAAATCGAGCACCTCTACCTCTGCTCCCCGCACCCGCGGGGATGTTCCCTCCACCCTCGCCGAGCTGGTCGCCGTCCAGGCCTGCTCCCCGCACCCGCGGGGATGTTCCCGTGAACGTGGACGTGTCGGCCTTGTCCGAGCCCTGCTCCCCGCACCCGCGGGGATGTTCCCTCCGGGTTCTGGCTCCCCCGTTCCAGCCGGATCTGCTCCCTGCACCCGCGGGGATGTTCCCTTCACCGGCTGAGAGGGGGCTCGGATGCCGTACTGCTCCCCGCACCCGCGGGGATGTTCCCCGTGTACGGGCCTCCGGCCTGATGGTCTCCCGCTGCTCCCCGCACCCGCGGGGATGTTCCCGTCGCGGCGTCCAGGTGCATCGGGAAGTGGTTCTGCTCCCCGCACCCGCGGGGATGTTCCCCAGGTCGTCCCGCCGATGGTCCCGAAGTGCTCCTGCTCCCCGCACCCGCGGGGATGTTCCCCGGACTCGTCCAGTCAGCAGGTAGCCGGTCGACTGCTCCCCGCACCCGCGGGGATGTTCCACTGTTCGGTGCGCAAAATCCCCGTCGCCACCGACTGCTCCCCGCACCCGCGGGGATGTTCCCCTGACCACCCAGCCGCTCCAGGTGCTGTGGCCCTGCTCCCCGTACCCGCGGGGATGTTCCCGAGGGCGCCCCGCGCGCCGGAACAGGGTGGTGCTGCTCCCCGCACCCGCGGGGATGTTCCCATGAACACCTGCGGGTCTTCCCAATGCATGATCTGCTCCCCGCACCCGGGGGGATGTTCCCGCCCTAGGAACCGACGTGAACGGACACGCCGCCTGCTCCCCGCACCCGCGGGCATGTTCCCGTGCACGTCAGAGCACTGGTTTAGTCCATTCCCTGCTCCCCGCACCCGCGGGGATGTTCCCGTGTCCGGCCTGGACTTCGTGTTCATCAAGGCCTGCTCCCCGCACCCGCGGAGATGTTCCCCAGTCGAACCGCCGGTACATGTAGATCACGGCCTGCTCCCCGCACCCGCGGGGATGTTCCCAACGGTGGGGCCGCGTTCCTGAGCTCCATGCGCTGCTCCCCGCACCCGCGGGGATGTTCCCGAGGCGATGAGGCCGGTGACCGCCGCCCTGCGCTGCTCCCCGCACCCGCGGGGATGTTCCCTGGGCGCAGTCCCGCAGGTTTCGGTACTCGATCTGCTCCCCGCACTCGCGGGGATGTTCCCGAGATTGAGGCCCTGGCCATCATCCTTGGTCACTGCTCCCTGCACCCGCAGGGATGTTCCCAGCTTCGTGGCCACCGCCTTGGCGGTGGCCGGCTGCTTCCCGCACCCGCGGGGATGTTCCCTGGACCATGCGCAGCCGGGTTTTCCAGGGCGCCTGCTCCCCGCACCGGCGGGGATGTTCCCGCCGTCATCGAACTGTCGAAGGCGGGCACCCTCTGCTCCCCATGCCCGCGGGGATGGTCCCTCGCCGGGCTCACGGCCGAGCGGGTCCGTCTCCTGCTCCCCGCACCCGCGGGGATGTTCCCGCATCCTAGGGCGGGATCCTGCTCAAGGAAGGCTGCTCCCCGCACCCGCAGGGATGTTCCCGGCGAACCCGGATTCTGGAACTCCAGCCTGACCTGCTCCCCGCACCCGCGGGGATGTTCCCACCCCCGAGACGACGGACAGGTGCTGGTTGATCTGCTCCCCGCACCCGCGGGGATGTTCCCTACCGCGATCACCCTGACCGCCCGCCGGTTCCTCTGCTCCCCGCACCCGCGGGGATGTCCCCGGCCTCTTGAACATCACCCCCAGCGGTGATGATGGGCCAGCGCGAGTCAGCGACCCTGGCCGACAACGGTCTTGGTAGCGGGCAAGCCCTGGGTGGTGGGGCGGGCGTACCGGGCAGCAGCACGGGACGGTCGCCCTTCACGCTGTCCGCTGGGCGCGTGCAGCCTGTTGGATGTCAAGTGGTCCGCGAACAGGCTCATGGCGACGGCGTCGCCCCGGTCCGGGGAGCGACCCAGGCGGGCGGTCACTTCGTCTTTCGGCTCCACCTTGATCTTGGGCGGGACGCCGGTGGTGATGTCCCACGTGGGCGTGGTCAGGTCGGCCACCAGCATGTCGTCCGGCGGGAGCGCGAGCTCGGCGCCGAACGCCGGGTCCAGCAGCTCCCGCACCTTCCAATAGGCGGCAGAGCGCACGTTGAAGAATCCCCACTCCCGGTCCCGGGTGCGCAACTTGCTCTTGGCCGCCCCGGTGTAGGCAAGCACCGGAGCACCCAGCTCCCGGAGACGGTCCACGACACCGCCGCCGACACCGATGGAATCCACCACCGCGGCGGCGCCGTCCTCCTCACCCAGGGCAGCCTGCACGCGGGCAGTGGTCTGCATGGTGTCCTCGCGATCGTGGGTCTCCAAGGAGGCAACGAGGAAGCCGCGGCGGTGGCACAACACGGTGGAGTCCCCGCCGGTACGGGCGACATCCACACCGAGGACACGGCGGCCGGGCGCGTCGGGGCGGCCGGCCTGGTCCCACTCGTGCCAGCGCTCGATGGCGGCCTCTACCCAGGCCAGGGGGATGACGCTGTCCTCGTCGCTGGCGTGGAAGTCGCCCAGGACGCGGTTGGCGTACATGGCGGAGTCCCGGCCCCACTGGCGGGCGCGCTGCTCGGCCCAGTCCGGGCTGATGCGGCCGGCGGCCACGGCCTCTTCCAGGGTGACGTGGCGGGTGTGCCAGTCCTCCAGGCCCGGGGCGTGCTTGTGGATCTCGTAGAAGCGTCCGGCGGGCGGGCCGGGGGTGGAGATGGCCAGGGCGAACGCCTCGGGCAGGCCGTCCATGCGGCCGCCGGAGAACGCGCCCTCGATGGCGTCCCAGGTGCCGTCCGGCACCACCTTGGCTTCATCGATCAGGTAGAACAGGCTGTCCGCGTGGGCGCCCTCGATCAGCTCCGCCTTGTTGGACGCCACCGGGGACGCGGCGCCGTGGACCAGCTTGAGGTTGAGGCGGAGCAGCTCCGTCAACTCGCTGAATGGTTCACGGCCCAAGACGTCCCAGCGGATGCGCCGTCCCCACTTGTGGATCTCAGGCCACAAATAAACTGTGAGATGGCGCCACGCGGACGCGGTCGTAAGGACCTTCCAGTCGTAGCCGGCCGCCTCCCTCGTGGTGGCAAACCACAGCACCCCCAGAGAGGCCACGCCGGTCTTACCCAAGCCGTGGGGCCCACGGGCGGCCACGCGGCGGTACCGGGCCAGGGCGCCCAGGATGTCGTCCTGGTAGAACGTCAGGCCGCCGTCCTCGCCCCAGTCGATGACCTCCCGCGCCCAGGCAGCGGGCCGGTAAAGGTACCGCTCGGCGGCCTGCATGCGCCGCTCCAGGCGGGCGAGGTGGGGCCGCCAGGCGGGGGGCGCCTTGCGGGCCAGCTCCAGGCGCTGCGCCCGCGTCATGCGCCGGTAGGCCGCCTCGGCTTCAGGCGTCAGCACCGACCGCCTCCGGATCCTCGTCGCCGTCCGGGGTCGCGCGGATGAGCGTCAGCAGGTCCTCCGCCGTGATCTGCCCGGTGACGTCCAGGTCCAGCTTGTCCGGCTCGGCCAGGCCCCACAGCTTGACGATGCGGTCCACCAGCCGGGCCGCCGTCTCTACCGCCTTCAAGTCGCCCTTGAGGGCCTTGGGCCACACGGCCGCCAGCAGCCGCTGGTACCGCAGTGCCTGCGTCTCCCGGAGCTGGGAGGCCTGGGCCTTGAGGTCGGTGAGGTTGGCGGACAGGGCGCGGTCCACGTCGGTGTGGGCCGCGCCGCGGCTGGCGTAGCCGAGCCGGTCGGCGATGGTGTCGTAGTCCACCCCGGCCAGCACCATGGCGATGGCCTTGGACCGGCGCTCGGCGACCTGGGCGCGCTTGGCCTTGCTCGCGCTCATCGAGGGCCCTCCGTTCGCATGTGCCTATTGGTTCGCATATCGGCGGGTCAGCCGGACATGAGGTGGTGCAGCTCGGTGCGCGCCTGGTGGCTGTCCAGGAAGATCCCGGCGTATGAGGTGGTGACCATGACGGCGCCGGGCTTGCGGGCGCCTCGGTGGGCCAGGCAGCCGTGTTCAGACCGGATGATGCACGCGGCACCGAGCGGCACCAGGTGCTTGACCAGGGCGTCGGTCACCTGGCGGGTGAGGTCTTCCTGGGTCTGGAGGCGGCGGGCGTACACGTCCAGGACGCGGGGGAGCTTGGACAGGCCGGCGACGGGCTGGCCCTGGCTGGGCACGTATGCGATGTCGGCGTGGCCGTGGAAGGGCAGCAGGTGGTGGGCGCACAGGCTGGTGAAGGGCACGCCGGTGACGATGATCGGCGTGCCGGAGTGCTGGGCCGGGAACGTCCGGGTGAGGTGAACGGCCGGGTCCTCGTCGTAGCCGGCGGTGAACTCATTCAAGGCGGCCAGCACGCGCTGCGGGGTGTCGGTGAGGTCCGGGGCGTCCGCGTCCAGGCCTCGGGCCTCCAGCCAGGCGCGGACGCCGGCCTTGAAGGCGACGGCACCCGGGAGCGGGTCCCTGGGGTAGGCGGGAGCGGAACTTGTGGTGGTCGTCATGATCAGCGGCCTTTCTCGTCGCCCCAGCACAGAACATGCAGGCGCGTGGACAGGTTGAATCCGGCGGCGATGGCCGGGTCGGCGAGCTCGCCGAGGCGGCGGGTGATGGTGGCCGCGTCGGTGCCCTCGGGCATGATCCAGACGCGCCCAGGGTCCAAGGCGTGGGCGGCCGTGAACGCTTGCACCTCCTGCACGTCGGCCAGGTCGCGGCAGACGAACTTGAAGCAGGCTTTCCGGTTGTCATGCAGGGCGTAGAGGGCGCTGGGCACGATGCGCTTGGCGGCCGGGTCGCCGGCGTGGGCGAGCTTGGGCGACACGTTGAACCGGGTCACCCAGCGCGCCGTGTGATCGGTGGGCGTCTGGGTGCCGTTGGTCTCCACCTCGATCTCCGCCCCGGCGAGGATGAGCGAGCCGAGGAGCGCCCGCCACCCGTCCTGGTGCTGGTGGAGCAGCGGCTCCCCACCCGTGATCACCACCATTGGCGGGTCGCCGTCCAGCGCCCGCGTGACGATCTCGGCCACGGGCGTGCGGGTGAGGGTCTGGCGAAGGTCGAAGCGGCGGGCGTCCCACGTCTCGGGGGTGTCGCAAAAGCCACAGCTCAGGTTGCAGCCGCCCAAGCGGATGAACGAGCAGCGGCGACCGGCGGACGGTCCTTCTCCCTGGACGGTGACGCCGAACGCCTCCGCGAGGACGAGGGTGTCGGTGGGGTCCACGTCCAGGGCGGTCATGCGGCGGCCCCGTTGGGGTCGGCCTGCTCCCAGGTGGCGCCGTTGACGTGGGTCTCTGTGACGTGGACGCGGGAGACGTGCGCGCCGGATGCATGCTCCAGGTCGAACAGGATGTCGCCGGCGACTTGGGCGAGCAGCTCGGCGGTGGCTTCCACGGTGGGCCAGCTGGTCACCTCGTACACCTTGGAGCCGTGGGCGCGGAGGACGGGCAGGAGGGCGTCCTTGGAGCCGAGCATGGCGCCGTGGTCCAGGTACTGGTCGATCCAGGCGCGCAGTTCCTTCTTGAAGGCGCCGAACTCCACGACCAGGCCGGTGGTGGACAGGTCCGGTGCGGCGACGGTGACCTCCGCCCACCAGGAGTGGCCGTGCAGGCTGGTGCACTTGCCGGGCAGGTGGGGCAGGCGGTGGGCCGTTTCGAAATTGTGCTTAACCGTCACGAGGTGACTCATTGAATTGGTCTCCTAACTGTCCGTCACGATATTGTTGACGGCATGCCGAACAAGGGAGGCGCGGTTACCGCGCTCGCTGAAGCGCGCCGTGGTCGCACGGCGGATGAGTGTTGGGCCTGGCCCCGCTACGTCATGAAGGCGACGGGATACGGCCAGGGGACCTACCAGGGGGTGTTGTGGCTGGCCCACCGCCTGGCTTGGACGCTCACCAACGGCGAGATCCCGGACGGGGCGGTGATTGACCACGAGTGCCACACGCGCGTACGGGCGACGTGCAAGGCCGGGCCGAGCTGTCCGCACCGTCGGTGTGTGAACCCGGCCCACATGCGCCTGGTGACCCGGACTGGCAACGCGATGGCGGGGAACGCCCCGCACGCCGAGAACGCGCGCAAGACGCACTGCAAGCACGGTCACCCGCTCAGTGGGGACAACGTGCGTATGGTCACCAAGCCTGGGCGCGCACCGTTCCGGGAGTGCGTGACGTGCCGTCGGTCGCGCAACCGGGACTCTTACGAGCGGAACGACGAGAAGGCCAAGCAACGTGAGCGGTACGCCCGCCGCAAGGCCCAGGAGCGGGGTCAAGAGGCGCCCCCGTCCGGCGAGTAGGGGCGGGCGACGGTGTAGCGGGTGGTGCCGGTGTCGTGGCCGATCTGGTCCCGGACGCCGATGACGTCCAGGTGGACGGCCCGGAGCCTGTAGTTGCCGCCCCACCGCTCCCACGCGGGGTCCCGGTAGCCGTCCAGGTGAGCGAACAGGCGGTCGGCGATGTCCTCGTTGGTGGCGTCCTTGAACACGGCCCGGGTCAGGGCGTGGATGTAGCGCTCCAGGGCGGCGTTGGTGTCGGCGAACGAGGGGTAGCCGTGGCGGCCGAGGGTGTCGTAGACGACGGTGACGGCGCCGGTGTGGGAGTGGGCGCGCAGGTTCATGGCCCGGTTGACGTTGGTGAAGAACACGGCGATGGGGCCGACCGTGACGGTGCGGTCCAGGACTGTGGCCGGCCTGTCGGCGGCCTCCTGTTGGTCCCGCCACTCCTGCTCGCCCAGGAGGCGGTTGCGGCGGTCCAGTTCCGCGTCCAGGTCGGCGAGGCGGCGTTCCTCGCAGGCGTCCTCTTCCTCCCTGGTCGCGTGGTTGATCTCGCACAGGGGCGGGCTCGGGGTGTCGGTCATGCTCGTGCTTCCTGCTGGAGGGCGTGGACGCCGGCGACTGCTCGGCGCAGGTTGGTGGTGGTGGACTCCGCCAGGTACAGGTGGAGGCCGGGCGCGGCCTGGGCGCCGTTGCGGGTCACGGGGTTGTGTGGCCCGGGCGGGATGGGCACGGGGCCGTGGCGGGCGCGGATGTACGCCTCGTAGCGGCGCCAGGCGACCGCCGCGGTGACGGCGGCGGCGATGTTGTCCTGTGTGGCCTTGGACGCGAACGCGAGCGGGTCCGCGTGGTGGGCGCGGATGAGGTCCCGGTGCCGGAGCAGGGCCGGGCGGTCGCGCTGCTGGACCGTGGTCCACCGGCCGGTGCGGTCGTCGAACAGCTTGATGATCCCGAACCGGAACCCGGAGCCCCAGGTGGAGGAGTCCACCGAGTGGAACGGGAACTCCCGCAGTGCCCGGTCCACGGTGAGGCCGAACCCGTGGAAGACGGCCCGGCCGTCAGCGATCCGGAACACCTTGTCCAGCCAGGCGAGGACGTCGGTGAGGGGGTTGCCGAGGAGCTTGCCGAGCGCGATGTACGTGTAGCCCTGGTCGATGTACCGCTCCAGGAAGTGCCAGGGCTCCCCCGTGTGGAAGACGGGGATCGGCTCCAGGCCGCGGGCTTCCAGCTCCTTCTGGTTGCGCCAGGTGGCCTCCGGGGCGCCGATGACGTCCAGGTTGGCGTACAGGGTGAGCCGGTGATCGTGCTGGTGGCACCACGCGGCGTAGTCCTGGACGGTGAGGGTGATCCCGAGGGTGCGCGCGGAGTGCGCCCCGGAGTCCCCGAACACCTGGGCCGGGCCGGCGTGCAGCTCCCCCAGGAAGCTGGTGAAGATCGGCGTGCGGAAGTAGGCGTATGAGCAGAGGGCCTTGAACGGCTGCGGCTGGGTCATGAGGCGTGCGCCCGTGCTGCTGCCCGGACGCCGTGGACGGCGCGGGTGAGGACGGTCTGGTTGGCGGCGGCCAGGTACACGTGGATGCCGGGCGTGCTGGGGGCGCCGTGGCGTGTGATCGGGTTGTGGGGGCCGTCCGGCAGCCGGATCAGGCCGTGCCGGGTACGGAGGTCGGCCTCCGCGCGGTGGTAGGACTGGGCGATCGCCGCGGTGAACTCCTGGCGGCGGGCGGTGAAGTGGGCGCGGTTGGCGAGGACGCGTGGGTCAAGGCCGTAGGAGCGGATCAGGTCCCGGTTGCGCAGGACGGCGCTCTTGTCCCGGAGCAGGAACCGGGACCAGCTGCCCGTCCGGTCGTCGTAGAGGGTGGCGACGCCGAAGCGCTCGCCCTCCAGCCACTTGGAGGAGTCCACGGAGTAGAACGGCAGGCGCCGCAGCACGTCCCAGACGGTCATGCCGAACCCGTGGAAGACGGCGCGGCCCTCGGCGATCCGGAACGCCGTGTCCAGCCAGGCGAGGACGTCGGTGAGGGGGTTGCCGAGGAGCTTGCCGAGGGCGATGTAGGTGTGGCCCTGATCCAGGTAGCGCTCCAGGAAGTGCCAGGGCTCCCCGGTGTGGAAGACGGGGATGGGGTGCAGGCCGCGGGCTTCCAGCTCCTTCTGGTTGCGCCAGGTGGCCTCCGGGGCGCCGATGACGTCCAGGTTGGCGTACAGGGTCAGCTGGTTGTCCCAGCGGTGGCACCACGCGGCGTAGTCCTGGACGGTGAGGGTGAGGCCGAGGGTGCGCGCGGAGTGGGCGCCGGAGTCCCCGAACACCTGGGCCGGGCCGGCGTGCAGCTCCCCCAGGAGTTCCCCGAAGGACGGGCGGCGGAAGTAGGCGAACGAGCACAGCGCCTTGAAGGCCGCGGTCATGCCGCCGCCTTGGCACGGCCGGCCTCGACCTCGTCCAGCAGGCCGAGGAGCTTGGCGGTGTCGTCGTCGCCGTGGTGGGCGTCCAGGGCGGCGCGCCACCGGTCGAACACGGCGTGGGGCACGCGCAGCTGAATGACCGGGTTGAACACCTCCGGGTTGCCGGTGTCCAGGTCGCCGTCTGCCAGGGCCTTGGTGTGGTGGCTGTCGTCCTTGGGCTCCTCGTCCGGCAGGGCGAGCAGGGCGGTGATGTCCTGGACGTCCTGGTCGCTGTAGCCGGTGCCGTCGACGTCGCCGAGGGTGCCGAGCAGCTCGGCGAGACCGGCGTAGTCGTAGGTGCCGAGGTCGGAGGTGCGGTTGTCGGCCAGGTTGATGCGCAGCGCGGTCCTGTCGTCGCACTCCACCACATCGCAGCGCGCGGCCGCGGTCCAGGCCGGATCGTTGCGGCAGACGCCGCAGCGTTCGGTGCCGCAGTCGCCGCGGCCGTGCTCGGCGAGCGCCTGGCGGGTGTGGTTACCGGCGAGCACCACGAGGGTGCCGTCCGGCTTCTGGCGGACGACCAGGCCGCGGTACTGCCCGTTCTTGCGGAGGCTGGCCAGGATGGCGGGCACGTCGCCGCGCTTGGCGTTGCCGGGGTACGGGGTGAGCTGGTCGACGGGGATGGTGGCGGTACGCAGGTAAGAGGCGGAGGTCACGTGGGGGAGTCCTCTCGGGTCGGTCGGGTGAGTTCCAGGAGCCAGGCGAGGCGGGCGCCGTCGTCGGCTGAGCGGGGGCAGGCGGCGGTGGCGGCGTAGAATTCGTCCCGTACGGCCGGGGGGATGCGCAGGCGGAGCACGGGCCACAGGCCACTCCCCTGCTCCGGGCCGCCGGCGACGTCGTCGGCCGGGGTGCCTGCGGGCTGCTCGGTGGACGGGCGGTCGCCGTAGTCCTCGCGGGGGGTGTAGGTGTCGGCCAGTTCCTCCAGGGTGGGCGGTGGGGCGAGCAGGCGGTCGACGTCGGCGTCGGTGTAGCCGGTGCCGTCCAGGTCGGGCAGGTAGGAGAGGAGTTCGACCAGGCCGTCCAGGTCCCAGTCGCCTTTCTCGGCGGCCCGGTTGTCCACGAGGTTGATGCGGCGGGCGGTGTCGTCGTCGCAGTCCACGACCTCCACGCGGGCGGCCGGCGTCCAGGGCGCGCCGTGGCAGACCGCGCAGCCGTCCGGGCGGGAGCTGGTGGGGCAGGGGCCGCGGCCGTGGAGGGCGAGCGCCAGCATCGTGTGGTTACCGGCGAGCACCACCAGGCCGTCCGGCGTCTGCCGGGCGATCAGGGAGCGGTACTGGCCGCTGGTGCGCAGGCTCTCCAGGATCAGGCGGACGTCTCCCCGGCGGGCGTTGCCCGGGTAGAGGCTCAAGGCCTCCAGCGGCACGTCCTGCGTGCACACGTACGTCGCCTGTGACATGGGCTTATCCCCTGCTCGGTGTCCTGGGCGACGGAGAAGGATAAGCGGAGGCGCAAGTTCCGCCCTTGTGCCTCGTGACGTCCCGTACCGGGGGGCTGAAGTGGGTAGTCCCCGCTGGGTGGATGACCCAGAATGCGGTGGGTGGGCGACTGGATAGCGGCCGTGTTCGGTCTGGTGGGGGCGGTAGTTGGTGCCGGCGCGGCGGTGTGGGGCGCCAACCGGGCAGCGAGGATGAGCGCGAACCTGCTGGTCGTACAGCTACGCGCGGAGGACCAGCGATGGCAGCGAGACCAGCGACAGGCCGCCTATCAGGCGATGCTGGATGCTGACCGTCGGCTGACTGATGCCTGTGCAGTCGCTGTACGCAACCGCGGCGATGCGCCACCAGTGGTCTTCGACGAGATGTCCGCCGCGGCCGAGGAGGCTCGGGAGGCGGCACGACGGCTTGAGATTCCAGGGCCGCAGAGCGTCGTGGACGCCGCCACACACCTTCTGGTCGCGGAGAACCTCCTGCTGTCCATGCAGCCCGTCCAGGCACGCGATCTCCAGCGGTGGAGGGAAACTCTTCGAGCGCACGGGGCCGTTGCTGCTGCGTTCCGCCAAGCGGCACGTAGCGCCTTGGGCTACGTCGACCCTGAAGTGCCTGCCTTGCCGCCTACCGGTGGCGCCACCTGAGGCGATCCGCGCTGGGCGCGGCGGGCGTCCTGCTCGGCCTGCCAGGCCCGGAACGTCCGCCCGTTCATGCGTCGGCGGAATGCCGGGATGTTGTTGGAGGGGATGCCCACGGGGGCGGGGCCGAGGACGGCGAGGAGGTCGCTGGAGTCCTGGGAGTGCCAGCCGTCCGCGCGGATGGCGGCCTCGTCCGGGTAGACGTCGGCGACGCGGTCCCTGGTCGGGTCCAGGAGGTGGTCCTCCCGGCCGCCGTAGCTGTACACCCAGCGGAAGTTGCGGGGCGGGTTGGGCACCACCATGCGCTTTACCCGCGTGACCTCCTTCGTGTACGCGTAGAAGTTCACGCCGGGCCGGAAGATCATGATGCGGAGCCAGGCGGCCAGGTAGTGGTCACTGAAGAAGTCGCCGGCGTCGTGGATGCGCACCCACCCGCCCTGGTGGCGTGGGTGGGCGAGCTCGGCGGCCATCTGGCGTTGCCAGCCGCCCAGGTCGTCCAGGACGTACTCCAGGTTGCGCTGGTGGCGGTCGACGACGCCGGGGAACAGGTAGGTGCCGTTCCTGGCGTAGCAGGCGAGGGCGCAGACGCCGGCGGCCGGGCAGGTCTTGACGGTGCGTCCGTCGCGGAGGCGTGTGGCCAGGGCGGGGATGGTCCAGTTCCAGATGCCTTCGTCGCGCAGCTCGCTGTTCTGGGTCAGCAGCCGCTCAGGGCGGCGCAGGCGGCGCCGCCGGGGCGGGGCGAGGTCGACGGCCGTGCTCATGACTCGGGGGCTCCTGCGGCGCACAGCAGGGCCTTGACGGTGACCACGCCGTCGTGGGCGTGCCGGGAGTCCAGGACGGCCACGAGGGTGCGGAGCGCGCGGAGCACGATGATCGCGGCGTCCTCGGCGGGGAACAGCTCGCGAGCGGCGAGGACCAGGCGGGCCGCCTCGTCGCGGTCGGCGGCCGGGTAGGTCAGGAGCATGGAGCGGGTGCCGTCCGGCAGGGGCGGCGCCACTGTGCCCGGCGCGGGTCCCTCGGGGATGGTGTCGCCGCTGGCCGGCGCGGCGCTCGAGGTGGCCGGCTGCGCCGGTTCGGTGGTCCCGGCCGGGGTGGGCTGCTTGGCGGCGGGCTCCTCCGGCTCCTCTTCATACGCCTCCTCGATGGCGGCCACCAGCTTGTCCAGGTCGGCGTCGGTGTAGCCGGTACCGTCCAGGTCGCCGTCAAGGCCTGCGATCAGTTCCGCCAGGGCTTCCTGGTCCCAGCCGCCCAGCTCGGCGGACCGGTTGTCCACCAGGTTGATGCGGGTGGCGGTGGGGTCGTCGCAGGTGACGATCTCGCACCGGGCAACCGGCGTCCACTCCTGCCCGTCGCACAGGGCGCAGGGAAGTTCCCCGTCGTCGGTGGTGGTGGTGAGGCCGCAGGGGCCAGGGCCGTGGGCCAGCAAGGCCTGGAGGGTGTGATTACCGGCGAGCACCACCAGGCCGTCGCCGGTGTCCCGGACGATGAGGCTGCGGAACTGGCCGGTGCGGACGAGGCTCTGCAGGATGACGGCGGGGTCGCCGCGGCGGGCGTTGCCGGGGAACGGGCGGAGGTCGCCGAGGGCGACGTCTTCGGTGCGCTCGTAGGTGGCCTGACTCATGGGCGTTGTCCCTGCTCGGGGGCTGCTTGGGCAGCGGAGCAGGGTACGCCGGTCGGCGAGCAGGGCCCTGGGGACGACGAGGGCCCGCCTCGGCGGTGCCGGGCGGGCCCAGGGGCAGGGTCAGGGGCGGCGCAGGCCCTCGTGGCCGTGCTCCGTGCCGCGCCTGTCCATGATCGCCAGAGCTTCCTGGAGGCGGGGCGGCATGCCTGTGCGGCTCGGCGCGTGCGCGGTGGCCACCGCCAGGGTGTGGTCCTTGAGGACGGTGGGGAGCTGGTCCCAGTTGGCTGCCAGGTAGTTGAGGAGTTCGGCCAAAGGCCGCTCCGGGGAGGCCGGGTCGGCGCCGCAGAGCATCAGGTCCGCGACGAATGCGACGTCGGCGGCAGGGGTGGTGTTCCTCATTGGGGTTCCGTTCTGCAGGCGGGCGGGGCGGTCAGTGCTGGGGCTGGGCGTCCCACAGGTGGACGCGGTCGCGGGTGCGCAGGGGCGCGTCGGCGGGGCCCTTGATGTGGCCTGGCACGATCCGGTCCTCGTGGGAGCAGCCGCCGTCCGCGTGGGCGCGGGTGTTCAGGCAGGTGTTGCGGCGATACGGGGCGACGGGCCAGCGGCATGACCACTGGGGTTCACGGCGGCCGGTGCTGCTGGCGGCGTCCTGGTCGGCCTGGCGGCGGCTCGGCCGGTGGCTGCTGTGCACCTTGACGATCCGCACGTCGCCGCTGCCGGTGATCTCCTGCCGGGCGTCACGCCTGGCCCCGGACTTGGAGCGGGGCGCCGTCTCGGTCTCGGTCCACGGGTTGCCCTGCTGGCTCATCAGCTGCCACGCGGTGTACACGACGGACGCCCAGGCGCCGTTGGTGTCCGGCCGTGGCTCCTCGAACCGGCCGCCCTCTTTCATCAGCATCTCGTTGTCCCAGGCGAGGACGGGCCCGGTGGTGCGGCGGCGATTGGAGATCTGGCCGGCGGTCATGCTGGAGCCGTCCCAGTGGCTGCCGATCGTGGTGCCGGGGTCCAGGTGATCGAAGATGCCGCGCGGGCTGTAGAAGGTGACCCAGAGGCCGTTGAAGGTGTCCGGGATGAGCGCGGACCGGCCGCCGCTCTTGTAGAGCCAGCGCACGCGGTGGGTGTTGCTGCCGGTGAGCCGGACGGAGCCGGGGTGCCAGGGCGACCAGGAGGCGGCGACGATGGGCGTGGTCACCTTGGCGGTGGCGCCGGGCCGGTGGGCGAGGGTTCCGGCGAGGACCTGCCCGGCGTCCTGCTCGTATCCGCCGATGGGTTCGGCGAACACGATCAGGCCGCAGCGGCTCGGCGGGCGCTCCAGGCTGACGGGTTCCGTGGGCACGGTGGTGGAGGCGGCCAGCGCGAGGGCCGTCATGCCCTCGGTCGCGTAGTACAGATCGGCGGCGGCCAGGCGGCGGATCTCGCTCTGGTGGAGTACCTCGGCGCCGATGGAGCCGACCGAGGCGGGCATGCCGGGGACCATCGGCAGCAGCGTGCAGTGTCCGGCGTGGATCGCCTCGCTCATCACGCGCTTGGCGCCCAGGGTGTCCAGGTACTCGATCATGCTTGCGCGCCAGTCGGGCAGCTTCCGGGGGTCGGGCGGGGTCCAACGGGTCGTCATTTCGCGCTCCTTGGCGGCGTGGTGTCCGTGTGGGTCAACGAGTGGGCGGCACGGCCGCACGGGGGCGGACAGCGTCCGTGTGGCTGTCCGGACACGGGGCGGGGGTGTCCGCCCCGGTGTCCGGCAGGCCGGTGTCCGTGCTGGCCCGTGGTGTCAGGACACGTCCGGCCGGTGGCGTCCGAACGTGTCCGGCGGGTCAGGTGGCGGGCGCCTCGGCGGGGGCCTGCTCGGCGTCCTCGACGTGGCCGCAGCGCAGCGCCCGGACTTCCTCCCACCCGTACTTGTCGGTCCAGGAGTAGCCGGTGGTGACGCTCACGGTCTTGGCGTTCGCCCGGGCCACCTGGCGCCACTGGCCGCGGATCATCACCAGGTCGTTCTTGTGGACGTTGTCGCGGCCGTACTGGCCGAACCGGCCTTCCTCGCGGGCCTGGTCCAGGAGTGCCTGGTCGCCCTTGATGCGCTCCAGCAGGGTGGCGCGCTCCCCCTCGTACTGCTCGCGCACGGCGTCGGAGTTGGCGGCCGGGTACAGCTTGAGTCCGGCCAGGCGTCGGTCCAGGCCGCGCAGTTCTGCCTCCATGCGGTCCACGCGCCGCTTGACCACGTCGGGCCGTTCGGCGCGGGCCTCGGCCGCCCGGGAGGCGGCGATGCGGGCGGGCATGACCTCCGCCTGGCGGGCGGCCTGGGCGCCCTTGATGGCGGTGTTGATGGAGCGGTCCAGGAGGTTGCGGTGGGCCCGGCCGCGGGGGCCGGGCATGACCGGCTGGCCCATCGGGATGTGTTCCACCATGGCATTGGAGCGGGCGTGCAGGGCGGCGGACTCGGCAGTGAGGCGCTGGCCCTTGGCGGCCAGCGCGGTGCGGCGGTCCTCCAGGCGCTCGTGGCGGTCGGAGCGCACGGTGTCGTTGTCGCGCACGGTGTCATCCAGGGTCACGGTCACCTCGTGGCCGGCGGCGCGCAGGGCGTCCGCTGCGGCGTTGATGGCCAGGCGGCGGGGGGCCTGGTCTCGGCTGCCCCGGATGCCCCATTGCTTGATGGAGGGGAACCAGCGGAAGCCGTGGGACTTGAGGATGGGGCCGGTGCCGTCGCCGCGCGCGGTGCCGTCGACCAGGGTGCCGTCCGCGTGGGTGTGGGTGATCTCGATCATGTGGGGACGCTCCATGCCTGTGGGGTGGGTGGGGGCGGTCGCCGGGGGCCGCATATCGGGTGCGGCCCCCGGGCTGGTGGCCGGTCAGGTGTTGACGCGGCGGCCGTAGTTGAAGTGGGCCCAGGTGCCGTCTGTGAAGGCCACGCGGATCACGCTCATGCCCTCGTCCACGCCGCGGATGGTGCGGCCTTCGATCTCGCGGCCCACGTACAGGTCGCCGGTGACGGTCAGGGTGCCGTCCACGGTGGTGCGGGTGATCTCGCGCTTCTGCATTTCTGTCCCTTCCGGTCGGGCCTTGCGCCCTCCCTCACGTGATCCATATTGGCAACTCAACATTGCAATGTCAAGTTGCATTCCGGAGGGTCGGGCATGTCGTCCGGGCCGGTGTCCGGGCGTGTCCGCGAGAGGGGCGGCGGACACGTCCGGACACCGTCCGGCCTGCGGTTACAGGTACAGGTCGGCCACCAGGGTGGTGGCGTTGTCCGGCCGTTCGGTGACGGTCCGGGCGGTGGCCAGGGCGTCGTTGACGACCCGGCGGGCCGCCTCGGCGGGGGTGCCGTACAGCAGGTCCGAGAGCTGGTGTCCGGCGTCCTCGTGGGGCTCGTACGCGCCGTCACAGGCGAGCAGCAGGCGCCCGCGTGCGTCGTGGACGGTGGCCGTCTCGACGGCCTTGTGGCCTACGGCGTTCATGACGTCCTGGTCGGTGTCGACGGCGCCGAGGCAGCTGGTGACGGTGTGGCGGTTGCCGCCCTCCGGGAACAGGTCGGTGGGCGGGAAGACCCGGCGCAGGTTGTGGTCCTGGGTGAGGCGGCGGAGGGTGCCGTTCATGAGCCAGTAGGCGCGCACGTCGCCGCTCCAGGCGACGGTCAGGGGCAGGCCGGGGGCCTCGACGGCCACGGCGGCGCAGGCCTTGGGGCCCAGTCCCCACGGGCCCTGGCGGTCCGGTTCGGCGGCGTAGCGGGCGCGCTCGTGGCGCAGGCCGGCCTCCGCGTCATGGAGTCGGGCGGCGGTGCGGGCGAGGCGGCGGGCGGCGGCGCGGGTCCAGTCCCGGACGTACGGCTTGTCACCGATGCCGTCCAGCAGGACATAGGCGCGGACGCCGTTGACGGTGGCCACGGCGGTGGCGTCGCACTGGTTGTCGCGGCCGCCGGTCTTCTGGTGGGTGGCGTAGTTGCGCATGGGTCCTGCTCCGTTCCTGGTGGGTGGTGGGGGCCGGGGGCCGGGCGCATATCGGGTGCGCCCGGCCGGGGGTGAGGTTGGGTCAGTCGGCCCGGACGGTGGCGCCCAGGGTCAGGCGGTCGCCGTGGAGCTGCATGAGGATGGCCAGGAGGGCGTATCGGGTGGTGGGGTCGGTCTCGGTGGTCAGGTTGTGTTCCGCCAGGGCGATGCGGGTGCGCAGTTCAACGTCCCGGCGGGCGCTGGGGTCGCTGGCGGGCAGGGGTTCCGTGCGGTAGGTGCGGCGGGTGATGGGGGCGGTGACGTAGGCGAACAGGGCCTCCGAGATACCGGCCTCGGGGTGCTCGCTGGCGCGGCTGACGGCCATGAGCAGGGGCATGCTCGCCTCGGCGGGGATGGCGTTGGTGATGGTGACGCCGTCCATGACCAGGGGGGCGATGGTGTCGAACGCCTCGGCGGCGGTGTACAGGTGGCCGATGAACACCAGCAGCACGTCCTTGTGGGGGTGGCCGAAGGCGCGGGTGCGCAGGATCTCGGCGAGGTCGCGGGCGCGGGCGGCGCACTCGCGGTGGCTGCGGGCGGCGGTGGCGGCGGTGCGGCGGGCGGCGGTGGTGGTGATCATGGCGGCTGTTCCTTTCCTGGGGGGCTCCATTGCCCTCCCTCACATCACACATGTTTGCAACTCCGCCTTGCAATGTCAAGTTGCTTTTTAGGGTGGGAGTGTCGCGTGTTCCTGGCAGTCCAGAGGGGCGGCGGGTGGAGGCGGTTACAGCTCGGCGGGGTCCAGGGCGGCGACGCGGGCGGTGGCCGCCTCGTGGCGCCCGGCTGCGGCGAGCAGGGCGGTGAATCCGCCGGCGGCGTGCGCGGCGCGCAGCTCGGCGTTGACGGCGTCCTGGCGCTCCGGGGCCCAGTGGGCCACGCCGAGGGCGGTGACGAATGCCAGGGCGCCCGCGCCGGTGTCGGTGGCGGTGCCTGCGTCCAGGCGGGCCTGGAGGCGGTGGCGGTGGGTGCGGATCTTGTCCAGGCCGAGGCGGGCGGCGTCCCGCAGGGCTGCGCGGGCGGCGATGCGCTGGTGTAGGTCGGCGGCGCGGGCGGCGCGGGTGATCTCGTGGGTGGTGACGGCCAAGGCGCGGGCGGCGCAGCTCGTGCCGTAGTGGACGGGCTCCCCGAACTCGTTGCCGTCGGCGTCCAGTGGCACCAGGACGACGGTCTTGCGCAGGCCGCGGCGGGGGCAGTGCTCGCAGTTGGTGACGTCGGTGGTGGTGCCCTTGATGGTGTAGGCCGGTGCCATGGGGTGCGCCCTTTCGTGGTGTGGAGGTTCGGCCGGGCGAGCATGTCGCCCGGGGTGCTGCCGGTCCGGGTCAGGCCGCGTTCCACACGGGGCCGTGGTCCACACAGTGGGTGTCGAAGCAGTAGGTGAAGGGGCACGCCTGGTTGCGGCGGGGGGCGGGCTGTACGGGGTCCAGCGCGTGGTCCCGGCCGGAGGGCAGCTCTCCTACGGCGTAGCGGCGGGCGGTGACCACCAGGGAGATGGCCTGGGTGGTGACAGGGGAGGTGGTCTCACCGGCCGGGTAGAAGTCGCCGGTCTGGGGGTCGTACCACTCCGCGTGGATGGCGGTTGCCTTGTGGCCGAGGGGCAGGATCACGCCGAGCAGGGAGCCGCTGGAGTCGCGCAGCTCCCAGCCGTTGACGGGGTCGGTGCCGTCCATGTCGTCGCCCACCCACTTCCAGGAGGCCACCTGAGCGGGGGTCATGGCCACGAGCAGGACGGTGGCGGTGGTGAAGGCCATGGCGTCGCCGTTGCGGCCGGCGAAGTAGTCCAGGGTGCGGGCGGTGACGGTGTGAGCCATGGGGGTTGTCCTCTCGGGCGGTGGGGGTTCCGGTCGGGCTCTGCGCCCTCCCTTCGGTCTCGATATTGGCAACCTTGACTTGCAATGTCAAGTTGCATTCTGGTTCGCGCGTCGCCCCTTCCCCGGCCCGGTCCCGGGCGGCCGGGGTGGGCGCTTGGCCTGCGGCGATGGCTGCCAGCGCCTGGAGCTGGTATCCCATACCGCCCAGGCCTGCCAGGGGGGTTGAGGCGTGCGGCCAGACCGTCCGGGCGGCCGTGGTGTAGGCGGCGCCGCCGAGGGCGACCACCTCGCGCGCGCCGTCCAGGCCGAGGGCGTGGGCCTGCTCGGCGAGGCGGGCGGGGGTCACGCTGCCCGGCTGGCCCATGCGCAGGTCGTACGGCGCCAGCACCTGGTCCAGAGTCACCAGGCCGTACAGGGCGCTGAGGACCAGAACAGTGCCCCCCTGGGCGGTGAGGACATCCGCCGCGCGGCGGCACGCCTGGTGGTATCCGCCGCGGTACAGCTCCCCCGCCGGTGCCGGGCGGTCCAGCTTGGCTCCGCCGCAGGGGATGACCACCACGCGGGAGGGTGCTTCCTCGAGGGCCGCCGCGGCGGCGGTCTGCTCGGCGGCGTGGGCGAGGTGCTCGGCCAGGCTCCAGGTGCACCAGGCCGGGGCCTGGCGGGCGGGTCGGCCTGCAGCCCGGTCGGCCTTGAAGCGGCGGGCGTCTTCGCGGTGGTTGAGGTGGGATCCGGCGTCCACGCGCATGTGGTGCAGGGGGGTGCGGACGTCCTGGTGCCAGGCGTACGGGCGCCAGCGGACGCAGGTGGTGCCCACGCTCACGATGGTGCCGCCGTGGGGGTGGCGAGTGCGGGCGCCCGGGGTGAACCGGGGCAGGTACTCCACGTGCATGCCGGGCTCCACCACGCCGGGTCCGGCGACCAGGCCGGGGACGGCGCCCCACAGGTCGGCGTCGGCGCCCTCGGCGGGCTGCTGCGGGCCGTCGACGGCGACCAGGGCCTGCGCCTCCTCCTGCTGCTGCTCGTTGGCGTGCGCGGCGGCACGCTGGCGCAGCAGGGCCACGATCTCCGGGTCCAGGCGGTGGAGCTCCACCTCCTCGTCGGTGGGCGCCCATCCGGCGGGCACGTTGCGGCCGAGGCGGTAGGTGATGTCCCGGACGCGGGCCCATGCGTCCCAGCAACGGTCTTCCAGCGCCTCCGCGGCGTGCCGGGCGTCCAGTTCGGCCTAAAACCGCTCCCGCTCCACCTCGCGCTGGGCCTGCTCGGCACGGAACTTCTCGGCGCGGCGGGTCCACTCCTCGCCGTACTGGAGGGGCTTGAGGGGCAGGTGCTCTTGCTTGCGTCCGCGCTCGACGGGGGCGGGCTGGAAGTGGTCCCAGAGCTTGAGGGCGCGGCGGGCGTCGGGGGTGGCCAGGATCGGGCGGCGGCCGCTCTCGTCCGGGGCGCCGTGGACCAGGTATCCGGCGGTCTCCAGCGGGACGAGGCGGCCGGCGGCGATGGGGGTGCCTGCCAGGCCGGGGCGGGTGTGCAGGCGGGGGGTTCCGTCCGCGTCGCGCAGGAGGTGGCCGTCGACGGCGGCGCGGACGGTGGCGGCGTGCTTGGTGGACCAGCCGAGTTCCTTGGCGGCGTCCTGCCAGCGCCAGTCACGGCGCCAGTCCCTGGCGGGTGCGGCCGGGGTCTCGGGGGCTGCGTCCTCGGCGGCGGGGGCGGGCTCCTCGGCCTGCTGCACCGTGGCGGCCTGGCGGGCGGATTCGGGCAGTTCCCGCACGCGGGTGCCGGGGCCGTTGTTGATGTCGACGAACGGGAGGTCGCCCACGTACCGGACGGACACCCGGAAGGGGAACGGGCCGTTGGCGGTGCGCTCTTCGATCTCGTCCGCGTGCTCCGCCAGCAGGCGCTCCGCCGCCTTGCTGAACACGGTGACGTAGGTGAACAGGCGGTCGCCGTTGCGGTAGTGGCCGGCCACGGTGAAGTCGCCGGCGGCGCCCTGCTGGAGTCCCAGGCGGCGCAGCTCGCGGGCGATGGCCACGGTGGGGGTGGTGGGGATCGGATTCATGGCCATGGTGATGCTCCTTCGTTCGTCGTGCTCGGTAATGCACCCCCATGCAAGCAACTCGATTTTGCAATGTCAAGTTGCAATACGGGGTGGGCGGTGGACGGTGAGGCAGGTTCATCCCTGCGGGTCACCCGGGGTCTTCCGGCATGAAGGGCCGGGGCGGGCGCCTATCGGGTGCGCCCGTCCCGGCCCGGGTGGGTGGGTCAGTTGGCGGCCAGGGGTGTGGTGTCCAAGGCGATCAGCACGTCGGCCCGGTCCGCGTAGCGGATGCGGTAGTCCTCCAGCAGGGTGGGCAGGTCCACCAGGTCGAACACGGTGTCGCAGGCGATCAGCTCGCCGTTCTCGACGCGGCGGGCGGCGATGCCGTACAGGGCGGGTGCAGCCATGACAGGGGCTTCCTCTCGTGTGGGGTCGGGCGCATATCGGGTACGCCCGGCCGGGCGGTGCGGTGGGGGTGGGGGTCAGCTGTCCGTCTGGGCCTTGACGGCGCGCAGGCTGGCGAGTGCCAGTGCGGCGCCCGCTCCCTCGCGCCAGGCGGTGGCGGCCGGGGAGTCCCACCTGGTGGCGTACTCCTCCGGTACGGGCACGCCGCGCCAGGTGGCGGGTGCGGGGATGCCGGGCTCGTCCTCGTCCAGGGCGGCGGCCGCGATGTGCTCGGCGGCCTCCGGGGCGTCCACGCTTACGCCGTGCTCGACGCCGGGGCCGCGCAGGGCCCAGCAGCCGTGGCCGATGTAGGTCAGTTCCCAGCGGATGCCGCTGTGGTCCACGATGCGGGTCACGCGGGTGCCTGGCTTGACGGGTCCCAGGGTGATGCCGGCGGCGGTCAGCTCTTCCGTGAGGGCGGTCAGGTGCTCGGTGGGGGTGTGGCGCGGCAGGATCGACATGGGGTGTGCTCCGTTCCTCTGTGGGGCCGGGCACCGTAGGCGGCGCCCGGCCGGTTGGGGGTTGTGGTCAGGCGGTCAGGGCCAGTTCGACGTCCTCGGCGGTCTCCACGGCGGGGGCCGTGGTCACGGCGGCCTTGAACGTGTCCTTGCGGGCCTTGCGCGGGGGAACGCCCAGGCCGTGGTCCAGGTAGGCCACGGCGACCTGGTCGCCGTCGATGACGCTGCCGCCGGGCGTGCGGGTGATGGTCACCCGGCCGTACTCGCCTACGGGCAGGCGGCGCAGCCACTTCTTCTCGGCGTCGGCCTGCTTGGCCAGGCCCTTGGCGCGGGCGTCCAGGTCCTTGAAGCGCTCGGCGTGCTCCTCGACCTCCTTGACGGCGGGCAGCTCCTCCGTGGGCAGGGTCTTGTCCTGCTCCGGGGCGGCGGTGATGGCCGCCTCGCCCAGATGGTGGGCCAGTTCGCCCACGGCGCGGGCGGCCGTGGCGGCGGCGCGCAGGGCCAGGCGGGTGTGGCGGCGCGCGGCGGTGGCGGCAGCGCGGGCGGCCTGCCGGGCGTCGTGGCGGGCGACGCGGGCGGCCTGCTCCAGGTCGGCGGCCTTGGCCATGCGGGCGGCCAGGCGGCGGGTGGCGGCGGCCAGGCCCTTACCGGCGCGTTCGGCGGCGCGAACCAGCTTGCGAGTCTCGCCGACGTTGGCGCGGGCGGCCTTGGCGCGGGCGGTGGCGCGCTCGGCGGCCTTGGCCGTCCGGGTCGCCTCGCGGCGGATGGCGGTGAGGGCGGTCTCGGCCTCAAGGAGGCGGGTCATCTGCTGCGCGGCCTTGGCGGTGGTGTTCATTGCGCTGTCCCTCCGTTCCGTCCGGGCCCCTCGCCCGTCCTGACACCCACATGCTTGCAACTCGACATTGCAATGTCAAGTTGCATTACGGGGTAGGCGGGTCGGTTCACCCGTGCGTCGTACGTCCTGCTGTGAGCGGCCGGGCGCCCCGGCCCCCAGGTGGGGCCGGGCGTCCGTGGCGGGGCTGGCCGGTCAGGCGGTGAGCTCGTCGGCCGGGGCCGGGGTGCTTGCGGCGCGGGCGGCGGTGCGGTTGTCGATGACCCGCTTCACCTCGGCGCGGCGACGCAGGAGCCGGGTTGCGGCCAGGAGGGCGGCCATGTCCACGGTGCCGGTCTCGGCGGGAGCGTCCTCCGGGATCGGGGTGCCGGTGAAGTCGACCCGGACGGGGGCGGCCTCGCCGCGGACCCACACGCGCTCCCCCTGGGCGTCCCGGGCCACGATCACGGCCACCTTGTTGACCGTGAACCGCTCCTGTGCCGCGTTCCAGCGGGGCATCCGGCGCATGGCGTTGACGGTGTCCAGGACGGCGGGGGCGTCCAGGGTCAGGGTCCGGTCCTCGCTGTCCTGGCCGTTGATGTGCAGGGCCTCCAGGGCGGCGGTGTAAGCGGTCACCTGGACCTGTCCGGCCGGTGCGGGCTCGGCGTCCGCCTCCGGGGCGTCCTCGACCTCGGGGACCTCGGCCGGCTCGGCGGCGTCCACCTCCGGCGCCTCCTCGGGCGCCTCCTCGGCGGGGGCCTGCTCGGCGACATCGACGGCCGGGACCGGGACGCCGTCCACCATCCAGACCCTGCTGGCCATGCCGCCGTTGAACTCCACGGTGCGCCCCAGGATGTCCTCCAGGTAGCGGTTGAAGCCGCGGTTCTCGGACCACTGGCGGGTGAAGGTGTACGGCTGGCCCTTGATCTGCTTCGAGGTGCCCCAGGAGGTAAAGATCAGCTTGCCGCGCGCCTCGTGCACGTCGCCGTAGAGGAGGAACGCGCCGTTGTCGCCTGCACCCTTGAGGGTGCGCCACACCGGGGCGGCCTCCACGGTCGGGGCAGTCTCGGCGGCCGGGGCGGTCTCGGCGGGGACCTGCTCGGCCGGGACGGCGGGCGCCCCCTCGGCGACCGGGGCCTCGGTGGCCGGGACTGTCCGCAGGGCGGCGATCTTGGTGCATTTGGCGCACGCCTTGCCCTTCCCTGCCTCCTCGGCGGTCAGGACGCCGGTGGCGGTGCTGCCGCACAGGGTCACCATCTCGCCGGTGGGGACCTGGTGGACGGTGCGGCCCTTGCCGACCTGGGCGGCGGCGGTGGTGGCGGTCATGGCGTGCCCTTCCGTTGCGGCCGGGCCCATTGCCCGTCCTGACACTCAGATACTTGCAATCTTGCATTGCAATGTCAAGTTGCATTAAGTCGGTGGTGGCGTCCCGCGCCGCCGCCCGGACACTGACCGTCGGCCAGGGCGCGGAACTCACTGCCAGGGAAGTGGAGCAACCGGTGCAGGGGAGTGCGGCATGGGGGGCTTCAGGGTGGGGGTCCTGGTGAGGCACGCGTCGACCGCGCGGGCAGACTGCGCCCCGGGTCACGTTGCGGCCAACCATCCGGGGCACAGCCAACCGATCTTCGGACCCTCACGACGGCTGGATCAGCCCGAGCCGCGAGCATGGCCACCTTCCGGGCCTGGACGGCAGCAACGCGAGTGCGAGCCGGAATGAGGCCAGCAGGCGCAGGTGTGACCAAAGCGACGATTCCGCATGGTTCTGTTTTCAACAGAACCAAGTACGGTTTACCTATTACTCAGCGATGATGATCTAGAGCAGCATGTCGCTACGTGAAGTACGTTCCAGCCGCAGCCTGCGGCACAGCCGAGGCGGCCACCGAGTCGCGCGGCACACGCATCCAAATCCCGAAAGAACCAGAGGCCTGGCATGTCGAAAAGCAATTTCGTATCAAGGAAGCTGAAGAAGAAATCCTCCCTGTGCGCGGCAGCACTCGCAGCCACACTCTCCATCCTGACCATTTCGTCAGCCACTCAGGCAAGTGCCACCGGCTGGAGTCCCGAAATTTCGGGCGGCCAGCAGGTAACTGGCGCGGCTGGATTTGCCCAGGCGCACGACAACAGCAATAACATTGCCGATGTGTGGAACGACACACAGGGACATATTCATGTCGCCTTCAACAACGGCACGAACCAGACATGGCCGACCGCCGTCACGCACGACGCCCCGGCTGTGGTTCACACTGAATGGGGGTGGCGAGCATTTCACACCGGCACCGACAACCACATCTACTATGCGGGATTCGAGGTCGGCAGTAACAACTCGCTGACCCTTGGGTCCTGGCAGCAGGTTCCCGGCAACGTCACAACCACTTCCAGCCCGACTGTGACACCACTACCGGGCGCCAACCTGGAGCAGTGGGAGCTCGCATACACGGGTTTGGACAACCATGTGTACGCCCAGTACCACCAGCGAACCAGCCAATCGACCGGACAGGGTACTTTCGCCACCCCGCAAGCCGTCACTCAGGCCGTATCGAATTACGCTCCCGCTCTCGCCACGGACACGGCCCATGGGTCCCTTACCGTAGCCTGGACCGGCACTAACGGCTCCCTTTACGCCTCGCAGCAGCGCATCGGGACTTCCACCTGGTCATCCGCGCTTACAATGTCCACCCCATCGAGGCCGATCCTCAGTCAGCCGACAGCCGCATTTACGCAGGACGGCCAACCTTGGTTCGGCATGAATATATCCGACATAACCTTTCCCGATCAAAGCAATCCCCCAGTGACCTATTACGCGGGTCCGGCACAGATTGACGGTGCCGGAACCCTTATTGGGCATACGCACGTAGCCGTTGAGGAATTGGCCGGACTGACGTCCAACCCAGTTCTCGACCCGCGCAATTTCGATGTCTACGGAATCGGCGGGACGGAAAACGGCTCCGTGGTCTGGAAAAAGTTCAACTAAATACGAAAGAGCCAATGACTCTGGCTATCTTTCGCTCCGCAGCGGTGTTCGCTGCCGTCGCCCTAGCCGACGACGTACCGGGTGGACACCCAGCGGTAGCGGGCGCTGGCTCCGTGGCCGGTGCGGAACGTCCAGGCGATGCGTTCGCCGACCGGCTGGAAGCCGTGGGCGGTGATGTGGGCGGCGACCGTCAGGGTGCAGGCGGCGACTTCGGCCCTCAGCTCCTGGCGGTACACCTGGCCTTCCTGGGCGGCGGGCTCAGCGTCCCCGGCCGGGGTGGCTGGCTGCTCGGCGACCAGGGCGTCCACGGCTCGCTGGCACGGGCCGCAGGGCTGGCGGCCGGCGGCCTCCCGTTCGGTCAGCTCCCGGGACACCCGGCGGCGGCAGCCGATGGTGTCGGCCTGGAACTCGTCCTTGCGGACGTAGTGCACCGCCTTGCCGTTGCCGACCTGGGCGGGGGCGGTGGGGATGCTCGCCATGGGGTCCTCCTGGTGTCACGGTCGGGCCGCTCACCCATCCTGGCGCAACACGAGATTGCAATATTGACTTACAATGTCAAGTTGCCTTACATGCTGCAGTGCTGCGCTTCCAGATTGCAACCCGGTATGGCATAGTGCTGAGCATGCCGACCTACGACCCCACCGCAGAGGCTCGCGCCGTTCGCGAGCTCAAGCGTCAGCGCGCCAAGCTGAACGCTGACAAAGACGCCGTCACCGCCGCCCGGGACGCCCTGCATGAGGCGATCGTGCGCCACCTGACCGAGCGTCATGCTGCGCCCGGCGCGGTCGCCGACCACACGCCTTACGACCGCAACCATGTCGGCGTGCTCGCGCGGAACGCCGGCGTCAAGCCGTTGCGCGCCAAGGGTCAGCCGGCGGAGGTCCCGGTGTACGACGACGAGGTGGCGGCCACCACCCTGGCGGAGCTGGACCAGCTCACCGCCGAGTTCACCAAGGCGGGGGAGCGCGAGAAGAAGACGCACGCCGCGCTCCAGGCCGCCGCCACCCAGCACTATGTGGACGGCCACGCCAGCGCCCAGACGATCGCGGACGCCTCCGAGTTCGACCGCAACACCGTCATGCGGTGGGGCCGGGAGTCCAGGAAGGCAGCCGCGGCCGGTTGACGACCCGCGCCGTAGGCGGCAGAAAGGGCCCGCGCCCCGGAGGGGGAGACGCGGGCCCTTCACTATGAGCCCGGGGCGGGCGGGTTCAGCGCACCAACACCCAGGCGATGAGCCCGGCAAACAGGACCGCCGTGGCGGCGACCTGGCCGAGCGGGACGTCCACCAGCCGGGCGACCGGCACGAGGATGACCCGCTCGCCGTCCGGCTGAAGGCCGGCGTGCTCCAGCAGCCGGTGGCGCTGGGTCTCCCGCCACAGCATGCCGTCCGTGAAGCACAGGCCCGACGTGCCTCCGCAGTCGTCGCACCGGTACCGCCTGACCACCCCTGCCGCCCTCCTCCGTAGTCGTCTGGCCACCCATGGTGACCGATCACGGGCACTGGGGGAAGCGTCTTGCCGGACGAGGGCGGTCGGGGCTCGCTCAGTTCGACGCGCCGGCCATGGGGCCGAACAGGCGCACGAGGTCGTCACGGTGGACGCCGGAGCGCCCCGCCCCCTCGCGCGTGCGCATGCTGCGCCGCACCGGGATGCCCTCCGCGCCCAGCCGCTCCCGCAGGGTCTCCCGGTCGGCGATGTCGAGGTGGGCGACCTTGGGCAGCAGCGTGCCCAGGTGGACACCCCGGTCGCCGCCCACGGCGGCCACGACAGCGGCGAGCAGCTCGCTACGGGCGGGTAGGACGAGCTCCGGGCCCCTGGCCCTGGTCCGCTCCTCGACCCACGTACGGACGGGCGCGGCGTACCGGAACCACTCGGTGTCATCCAGCCGGTAGGGCGCGAAGTACACATGCAGCGCGCGCTCCAGGTCCCGGCCGCCCTGGAGCGTCAGCACGACGTTGCCCGGGCGGAGGGAGAGCGACGCGAGGCGCTCGCGCAGGTTGGTGGTGTACCCGATCTTGACCCGGTGGCCGTGCTCGATGACGTACACGCGGAGGGCGTGGGGCCCGGACAGGTTCACCGGCACGGTCCGGGCGCGCTCGACCAGCCGCGCCTGGCGCTCGTCGAGGTGGCCCAGGGTGGCACCGTCCAGCGTTCCAACCGCGCGCCGCAGGACGTCCGGGACGATGCCCAGGGCGACCTCCAGCCGGTGGGGCGTGCACAGGGGCACCGGCCTGGTGGCGGTCGCGACCTCCGTGCAGGGGCCGCCGTCGTCCATACCGAGGCATCGGGCAGTAGGGTCAGCCATTGTCGACTCCATCCAGTCGGCGCTGGGCCCCGGCTGGTGGTAGCACACCGTAACCGGGGCCCGTCTGTCTGTGGGCGGCTCGCGACCCTACCTCTGATTGCCCCGGTGGTAGACGATGTCCGTTCCGTGGGGGTTATCCGGCCGCGGCTCGAAGTGGTAGCCCTTCCCCTCAGGCCAATAGCTGTCGTCTACACCCAACCTCTTCTGAGGGCCGCTCTCGGCGTTGTTGGCGTTGGCGTTGGCGCCCTCACCTGCGACAACACCGTCCCCATGGGAGGGGTCAGGAGAGGGGGGCGGCGGCGGGAAATCCTGGAGGTGGACGCCGGGCCCGTTCCCGGCCACCGTGCGCACCCCCGAGCGCACCCGGATACTGGCCTCGTCCAGCACCTCCCGGACGGCCCGGGTATCGGCCAATCCCAGGTGCTGACGGAGGGTGGTGAGCAGCACCCCCCGGCCCTCCCCGACGAGCCCGTGGAGGGCCCCGGAAATGACCTCCCGGGAGGGCGGCGCCGGGGGCTCTGCAGGGGCCTCCTCGGCGGCCTCGGCGCGGAAGTCCCCGGCGTCCTCGGCGGGGGCCTGCTCGGCGGCCCGGGCGGGGGGCGGGCCGGGCTTCCTGGCGACGCCCTTGGGGGCCGTGGCGGTGGGGTGCTTCGGCGCCTGCTCGGCGCGCTGCTTGTGGAGGACGCCCAGGGCGGCGCAGCACCACACCGTGGCGATGCCCACCGGGCCCCAGACGGGCCAGGCCAGGAAGGTGCGTACGACGCAGTATCCGGCGATGCCGACCGCTCCGAGGCGGGCGGGCACTTTCATGTCCTTGGGGCCGTACTCCCCCGACAGCCAGGCGACGAGGTGGCCCACCAGGATGCGGGTCCCTGCCAGGTAGTCCGCGGCCATCCGCCACGCCCGGCGCCGGCCCACGAGTTCACCCGCCGCCTCCTGCTTCTTTCTCTCCGCGCGGCGGGCGGCCTTGCGTTCGGGTGCGCGCTGGCGCCAGCGGCGGGCGCCCGTGGCACCGGCGTTGATGACGTCCGGGATCCACGAGACGTCCGCGTAGGGGCGTAGGTCGGGAATGGACAGGGCCCGCCGGGTGGCGGGCACCTCGTCGTCCAGGTCGGCCTGGCCGTCGGTGTCCTCCTCCCCCGGCTCGACGTCACCGGGCAGCTCCGCCGGCGCCTCGACGGCGGAAAGGGCCGCGGCGGTGGGGCACTGCTCCCCCGCCACGGCGGGCGGCGGGGTGGGGTCCTCGGGGTCGGGAACCAGGTGCAGGGCGGTGGTCATCGCCGTCACGCCCAGTGCATGGCGACGACCTCGATACGGCCGGCCAGGTACTCGAAGGGGCCGCCCGCTCCGGCGGCCACGCAGAAGAACGCCACGCCGACCAGTGCGACCTTGCGCAGGGTCAGCTTCACGAAGCAGGCGACGGCAATGAGGATGACGGCCATGCCGGCGGCGGTGATCCCGGGCGCGGCGTCGCTGATCATGGACAGGCCGCCGTTGATCAGGTCGGTGAACCAGGACCAGGGCTGTCCCGCTGCCTTGAAGGCGCATCCGGCGACCATGGCGAGGAACAGCGTCCAGCCCCAGGAGAGGGTGCCGGCCTTGCCGCCGCCCTTGGTGCCGAACCACAGCACGACGACCAGGAGGGTGGCGACGCCTCCGATTCCGAGATGGATCTTGTCCACAGGTTGCTTCCGTTCAGGTGATGTCTGCGAGGGGGGTGCCGTTCCACAGCGCGCCGATGACCAGTGAGGTGCTGATGGCGCGCGCGATCCAGGCCAGTGGGGGGAACAGGTTGCGGACGCGGTAGTCCACGATCAGGACCAGGACGAGGGCGCCCAGGTTGATGTCCGCTTCCAGGTCGCCCAGGCCCTGCTGGGTGACGAATGCGGCGCCTCGCGTCCCCAGGGAAAAGGCTCCGATGTAGATGCCGCCGGCCAGGCCGGTGCCGTGGTAGAGCAGCCACTTGTGCTCGGGCTTGACGTCCTGGCGCCACCAGGTGATGAGGTTCTGGCGCTTCGCAGGGAGGCCGGGCGGACGGCCGAGGGCGGGTCGGGACCAGCGCCGCTCCGGTGGGGTGGCCTCCTCCCCCGTGCCGTTGCCGTCGCCCTGGTCGCCGCCGTCGTCCTTGGCGGGCTGGCCGGTCTTGGATACTCGGCGGCGGGCGGGCCGGGGGCCGCGTCCCGTGGCCTTGGGTTCCGGCTCGGGCTCGGGCTCCTGGTCGTCCTCGACGTCGTCCGGCTCGGGCTCCTCGCCCAGGATCGGCTTACGGCTGTCCCACCACGGCGGCAGCCGGTCGTTGGCCGCGCGGGCCGGGGCCGTCTGGGCGGCGCCCTCCGGCTCCTGCTCCTCTGGATCGGCCTGTCCTGACTCGTCGTTGTCGGGCCGGTCACGGAGCACACGCCACCACTCCGAAAGCGTCCGCCCGGCCTGCTCGTCGGTGGCCGGCTGTTCGGGGATGACGGGCGGGTGCTCGGGCATGGGCGGCGGCGAGGAGGCCGGGCCGCCCGGACCGACGCCGCGGCGGTGGAGCTCCTCCCGGATGCGGTCCTCCGCCTGCTGCTCGGTCTCGGGTCCTCCGCCCTGGATCACATGCAGGGTGCGCTCGTCGGGTCCGGCGGTCATCCCAGCACCCCCGTGATCCAGTCCCCGGAGTGGGAGGTCACCAGCAGGTATCCGGCGCCCACGGCTACCGAGCACAGGGCATAGGCGGTCAGCGCCCGGTAGAGGTTGCGGTAGCGCCGGGGGTTCACAAGGACGAGGGGCAGGAGGAGGGCGACGACCAGCACGTCCCAGCGGTCAAGGAGCATGGGTTACCTCGTGGTCTTGGGCGGCAGCAGCCGCCGGGCGGTGTCGGCCAGACGGCTGGCCGGGATGGTGGTCAGCTGCTTGCGGTCCAGGGCGCGCAGCAGCTCCGGTACGTCCTCGGCCGGGACCAGGCGGATGCCGCGGAAGTGCAGGATCGTGCCGCGGAGCATCGGGCCGACCATGGCGGCGACCGGGACGACCGGCACGGACAGCAGGGAAGCGACGGTGCGCGTCTCGTAGTTCAGGCCGCGCATGCGCGCGGATACGTCCCTGTTGCCGTGCAGCAGCCGGTTGTTGCGTACGGACATGCGGAAACGGCGGTCCCACTTCTTCGGGTCCACGATGACGACCAGGCCGCGCGGGCTGATGCCCACCAGGTCCACCTGCGCCTCGCCACGGGGCAGGGCGCAGTCCGCGAGGAACACCCACCCCTCCTGGGTCAGGGGCTCCAGGAGCTCCGCGACGTAGCGCTCCCCCTTGGCGCCCTCCGTGAAGTTGCGGGCGCGGGTCTCGGCTCGGGTGGAGATGCCGGCGGCGGTGGCCAGGCGGACCAGCGGGGTGCGCAGTTCTCGGGCGTGGGCGTCGGCCGAGGCGCCCGCGCCCTTGATCGGCGCGCCGCCTCGGCGGCGGTCGGTCGGGCCGCTGCTGCCCGGGCCGCGGGTGCGTAGCCACCAGTAGGCGGCACCCGCTGCGAGCAGCAGCAGGACGGCATAGTGCAGGGCCGCCGACCACGAGGGCGCATTCACGGGGCGCTCCGGGTCTTCTTGACCTGGCTCGCGGGCCGGTTCTCCTGGCGGCGGCGGGTGCGGGTGACGGTGTCCGCGAACTTGAGCGGGTCGCCGCCGTCGCCGTGGACGGCCTTGACGCGCTCGATCAGGTCGGCGTCGCTGATCGTCGGGTCCTGGGCCAGGACGTCGCGGACGGTCTGGGCCTTGGATGCCAGGCCCACGGGTCGCAGGCCAGGAGCGCCCTGCCCGCCGCTGGTGGGTGCGGCCTGCCCTCCGCTGCTGCCGGACGCACCGGTGGCCGCCGGGGTGACCGGCGGCGCGGGCGGCACGGGAGCGGCAGGCGGCGGCACAGGAGCCGAGGGCGGAGGCGTGGGCGCGACGGGTGGAGGCGTCGGCGCGCCCGGCGTGGGACCGGACGGGTCCGGCCCCTGTCCGGGCACAGTCGCGGGAACCTGCACGGACAGCGGGACGGACACGGACGCGGCCTGTCCGGACGTGTCCGCGGCCGGGAGATGCTGCGCCTGGCTGGCGGCCTGGGCCAGGATCGCCTCGGCGGCCTGGAACTCCGGGGTACCGGCGGCGCGCATCGCGGCGGCGCGCCGGTTGAGGCGGGCCAGGCGGGTGCCGAGGAGGAACCGGCCGGCCATCTGCTGCTCTTCCTCGGCGACCCAGTGGGCGACGCCGGGGTCCAGCTTCACGCGGTCCAGGCCCATGATCAGCCACCACAGGCCCTTTGCCGCCAGGTCCAGAGAGGATCCGACGACGCCGGCGGGCAGCTGCTGCATCTCGTGGCCGTACGTGATGACGGCGCCCATGCCGATCAGCAGCATGACCCACCCGGCGACACGGGCCCGGTTGGCGCGGGCGGCGTCCACTCGCTCGATCTGCTCGATACCCAGGCACGCCAGCCAACTGGCCGTGAAGATCAGCCCGGTGGAGTAGGCGACGGCAGGGTGCAGCAGCCGGGACAGCAGGCCGCCGACGCTCGCCGTGGTCCCAGCCGCGGCCAGGAGGGTCACGGCGACTGCAACGCCGGTGACACCGCGCCGAATGATCTCGTCCCAGTCGCGGGGTGGCAGTGCCACCTCCACGTTGCAGCGCACCATGCGCGTGGACGGCCGTCCGTCGATGACGGTCGTCTCCGGGCGCTCCACGGTGACCGTCTTGTACCGCACGCCCGGCTGCCGGTGCTGCTGCAGCGTCTCGGGTGTCTCGGTCATGGCTGTGCCCTTCGGGCTCGTGGGTCATCAAGAAGGGGGCCCGGGCCGCCGTGGCGTAGGGGTTGGAGGCGGCCCGGGCCGTTCAAGGGGTCAACCGAGAGGGGGCAGGTTCCGCCTGTGGCGGCGGCCCCGCTCGGCGCTTGCGGCTCTCTCCTCGGGCGTCCGCTGCGGGTCGCGGTCGGACATCTCCTGGGTGAGCTGCTTGCGCTCCTCCGCGCGCTGCGCCCGGCGGGCCTGCTCTTCCTGCTTCAGCTGGGCCGCCAGCGCCCTGTCATCGCCGAGGCGCAGGGAGCGGAGGACTTCACGGGCGCCCATCAGCGGCACCCCCCAGCAGCGGCCGGGGCCTTACGGCGCAGGTGGCCGGTCACTCCGGCCGCCGTGCACGTCAGGCGCAGGGAACGGCCGCCCGCACGGCGGGCGATGATGCCGGCGGCGACCAGGCGCCGCACCGGAACGACACCCTGGTCGAAGTAGCCGCCGCACTTGCGGCAGACCAGGCGGCTGCCCTCCTGGGCCATCGGCTTTCCGCAACAGGTCATCGCGCACCCCCGCCCTGCGCGCCAGTGGCAGCGCCGTCGATGCGGGCGTTGTCCTGGCCCTCCTGGACGGTGCCGCTGTCACGCTGGTCCCGGCTGGCGGTGTACGCCCGGCGGGCTCGCTCCTGCTCGCTCTGCGCGCTCACCGGGCCACCGCCCGCTCCGGACGGGGGGCGGGGATGCGGCCGGACTCCTCGGTGCGCCGCGGCCCCGGAACCGGAAGGCGGGGAATGGCACGCTCGTCGGCGTCCTCACCCCACTCCGCCTGAATGCCGGTCCAGTCGTAGCCCAGCGCCCGGGCGGCCTGGGCCACCTCGACGGCGAACACCTCGCGCGTCGCCCCGTCCGGGACGTCACCACGCCCCAGGCCGGTGCGTTCGGCAACTGCCGTCAGCGCCATGCGGGAGACGTTCGACCCGCCGCCGTGACAGCTGCGGCCGACCTGGTCATACGCCCGTGCGCCCACCAGGACCGTGAACTCCAGCGAAGCCACCAGGCCTTGCGGGTTCTCGGTCGCGAGGGTCCGGGCCGTCTCGGCGAGCACCAGCGCTGCCTTGGACGCGTGTTCACCGGTGACGTCCCGAGCCATGCCCAGGGGTCGATCAGTAGTCTGTGCCATGCGTCAGCTCCATCTGACGTGGCCCCCGGTCGGCGTTTCCTAGGCCCCGACCGGGGGCCGACTTGTAGGTCCAGGCAGCGGTGCGTGCCGCTACCCGGTGTAACCGTAGACTAGTCTACAGTCGCTGATCGGGCAGTGCCACGCGCCCAGAAAGGTGCGCGCGTGTCGGGAGAGCCGAATGAGGAGGTGGAGCGGGCCGTGGAAGCGCTGAAGGGCCTGTTCAAAGACACCGAGGATCCCGCCGAGCGGTTCAGGCGACTGTCGGCGCTGCTCGATGGGTGGCCGGACGTACACAGTGCCGTCCGCCGCCTGCGCCAGCAGGTGGGCGAGCAGCTCTACAACGACGGCAATGGCCTGACGTACGGCGCGATCGGCGACCTCATCAGCGTGACCGAGAGCCGGGCCCGGCACATCGTCAAGGGCATCACCAACCCGTCACGACAAAAGCGCAAGGCTGAGGAAGAGGAGGCGAGGCGTGCAGAGCGCGAACGCCGAGGAATGGGCGACGGAAGCGCCGAGTAGGCCGGCGGCGGTCTACCGGCTACGGTCGGCGGACGGGACACTGCTCTACGTCGGGTCGTCGTACGACCCGGAGCGACGCCGGCAGGACCACCGGTCACGGTCCTGGTGGCCTGAAGTTGCAACTCACACGGACGACTGGGCGGAGTCCCGAGCCGCGGCCTATCGTGCCGAGCTGCGCGCAATCACCCGGGAGAATCCACTGCACAACGTCTACGGCACCGGTCGAGACACAGAAGCCATGCGCAGGCGAACGGAGATGGGCAAGGCCCGCGGTGCCGCACAACGCGCGGCCTACACGTTCGCGTGGTCCGTGCTTCAGGACGCCACGGCGAGCGGGCTACCCCCGAACGAGGCACACCGCATGCGGCGCCTGGCGTTCATCGACTTCCTGGACGGCTCAGGCCTGTTCCCGCGCTACGTGGAGCGACTGAGGGATCAAGAGCGCCCAGACTGGGTGGCGAGCCCCGCGTGAGCGGGTCGACAGTCAGCGCGTAACGACCTCCTCACTCGGGTGGGGAGGCCGTCGAACATCTGGACCGTTAACCCTGCGGTCGACGGCATCTGACCAGGCGGGAAATCACTCCTCCGGCCGGGTGGGCCTCGTGATCTGCATCGGTACGACGATCGCGAAGGTGAACCCGGCGACTGCAAAAACAGTCACCCCGATACGTAGCCCCGCACCTTCGAGCACACCAGTCCCCCACACGATGCCCAGCGCGGCGAGCAGAGAGAAGCACCACCAGCACATCAGCAAGTTCCAAGCCTTCAGGTCTTTGCGGTACTCGCGCTCCTTGTAGGCCCGGGCCTCGGGGGTGTCATGGAGGATCCGCCCGTGCCAGGTCAGGTATCGGGCGCGCTGGGCGTCTTCCATAGTGTCCCAGTCGGCCGGTCGCAGTGGGATCCGTATGCCGTGCCGCTCAAGGTAGGCGTGCCGCTGATCGCCGCTCAGCTCATGCCAGCCGACTGGCGGCTGCCAGGCCATGAGCTCCCTGCTGGTCCTGATCGCCATGGCTCGACACGCTAGCGGCCGGGCCCAGACGGCGGGCAGTAATGCTCGGACTGACTGGCGCTGGCCGGGCAATGCACGGCGGACCATACTGACGCTAAAATCGAATGCGTGAGCGAATCCGCAGATCGGCAGGTGGTCGTGCTCCTGCCGGGCGGCAGGTGTGTCAACGGGGAACTGCTGGCACGTCGGCAGGATCCGGATGGCCAGTGGTGGTACCGGGTGGCGCTCGACGTACCCGCCGCGGCTGTCCAGCCTGTCCCGGGTACGGACTACAGCGGGGTGCCCACGGAGAAGATGGCTGCCCACCGGTGGCTCCTGGAGGCGCTCCCCCATGACCGGCCCGAGCAGCGGCGCCTGGTCCTGCACGTGGGCGATTGCTGGGCGGCGGCCAAGGGCACGCGCGTGATGCCGGCGGACAACACCCGGCAGGCGAGGGCCTTCCTCCAGCACGGGTGGGCGACGGCCTGTGAGGCGTGCAGTCCCGAGCCGGATGGCGAGTGAAGGACCGTGGTTCCGTTGGACGGGCCCTGAGAATCGTGGTGCGGATGCGGTGAATTGAGGGTCATGCTGTGCGGCATGCCGAATCTTGCTCATCCGCTCTTCAGCGTTCCTGCGGACACGATCGACGCCGACATGGTGCGTGACTTCCTGTCCCTGGATCTGGAGGAGAGCTTCACCCTCGACTACAAGCGCAACATCGAGGCCGCCGCGGACACCGTTGCGGCGATGGCCAACACCTACGGCGGCATCGTCCTCATCGGCGTCGATGCGCACGGCGTGGACAAGAACCTTCCGGGTGACCTGGTCGGCGTCAAGCCGATCGACAAGGACCGGCTGGTCAGCAAGATGGCCACAACACTGGACCCGCCGTGGTGGTCGCCCGAAGTTGTCCCGGTCACGGTCGACGAGAAGCTGCTCCTGGTGGTGCGCGTCGATGCCGACACGGCACCGCGGCCTCTTCTCCATCAGGGTGCGATCCGGATCCGCCTCGACGGGCGCAACGAAATCGCCGACCGGCGGTTGGCCCAGGTGCTGTTCCAGCAGATGGACCAGGCGCCAGTGGTCAACTACGCCAGAGATCCGCGGTTCCACCCGGATAACGGCGCGATTTCAGGCCGGAACGTCTATCGCGAGTCGCCGCCGGACCTGGTCATCCGTGCTGCAACAGAGCAGCCGCTTCGTCAGGGCACCGTGAGGCCTCGACTGCATGGCACGACAGTCGGGAGGCTCGTCACCGCGCTCACGGGTACTGGTGGGCAGCCGAATGCGCGGCTTACGGCGCTAGCACAGAGGGTCAAAGCTGAGACGCCCACGGGCTGGAGCGTGGATCGAGAGCATGGGTCGGCCGGGTTCGTGAGGATCACGACGGCACCCAGGCCCCCGGATTCAGTCCGGCCCAGCCATCGGAGCTTGGTCCCGAATCCGCTCATGCTGATGGAGTGCACGGCAAAGGTGGCTGGCGGAGGCTCCAGCCTGGAAGTCTTCTTCGATTTGCTCTTCTGGCCCGACGGACTGAAGGTCGCCGGCGAGCTATGGGTCCAGGCCTGCTACGAAGCAGTCCGTGCTCTTGTGTGTGACGCCCTGCCCGCCCTGACCGAGGAGCTTGTCGGGACGTCGGCCCTGCCTACTCCGCCCGTCGAGTTGCACATCGCCTCCAGTCGCAACAACGCTGACGTGAGTGTGCTGAACTTCGACAGCCTCGGCCTCTGGGTGGGCGAGCGCGTTCCCGGTAAGGGCAGCGACTTTCTGCCGCAGGAACGTGTGGCTGCTGGCGACCTCCCGCGCGCAGTGCTGGAGTCGCTGCGAAACATCGCCCTGGACTGGCGCTACCTGGACCCGACTTTCCCGCAGCTTGAGACCTGAGCGGCCTGGGACGCGCCTCGGCCCCCATCGCTGGAAGTGATGGGGGCCGAGGCGCGGGCTGCCGCACGGAGCTGTGCGGTTCAGCAGTTGGGCAGTTGAGAGCTTAGCAAGGCGTGACCTTCCGGGTGCAGGGGGTGAGGGGCGGGTGGTGGTGCGGGGGGCGTGACGGTCACCGGCGTGCTCCTGTGGTCATCGGCCGCCGGGCGTTTCTGGGTGGCGTCGCCAGATGTGGGCGGCGTCGTTGATGCGACGGACGCGGGACCAGGTGGGCATGGGTGCGCACTGGTAGGCGAAGGCCTCGATCTCGGTTGTCTCGCGGTCGGTGTGCTCGCAGGGGCACACCGCATGGGGGCGGCGGACCCGCGCGCTGGAGGGGTCAGGTGCCGGCGGGACAGGTGGCCAGGGGCCGGTCCGCGTAGCCCGCTGCTGGTGGCGGCGTGCTGGTGATGGCGGTCCGGAGCTGGACGGCGTGCAGGTCGGCGGCGTCTTCGCGTCGTTCGTACGGGGCCGGGGTGGGCCAGGTGTGCAGCGGGTTGGCGTTGACCTTGCCCACGGTGTGCACGGTGATGCTGTCGGGTTCTTCCAGGGGCCAGTCCTCGGGCGGGGTCCAGGTCCAGCGGGGCAGCAGGTTGTAGAGCCAGCGGCGGGGAGCTGGGCGGGCTCCGCGTTCGGCGGTCCAGGTCTCGACGGCGACCCCGTCCGCGACGTGGTGCAGCAGTCGGCGGTCCATGGCCTCGGTGAAGTGGCGTTCCTCGTACGCGTCCTCGGTGGCGATGGCGGCGACCACGTCGCGGTTCGGTCCGCACCGCACCAGTGGCTCGGGGAAGGTCTCGGCGAGGTAGACGATGGCCACCATCAGGTGGAGCGGCTTGCGTGGGGTGAAGGTTTCGGCCGTCGCGTGGACCGGGCGGCCGTGCTGGAGCGGGGTGAGGCGGACGACGTCGACGCCGACGGTGCGGGTGCGCATGGCGTCCGTGTCGGGAGTCACCGGCTGGTCTCGCGGTGGATGGCGGCGAACGCTTCCAGGAGTGCGGCGCCGAGGAGGCGGCGGGGGACGCGCGCCCGGTACTCGATGCGGACACCCGTGTCCGGGGTGTCCGGGGTGTCCGTGTCCGGCTGTCCGGGGACAGTGTCCGTGCTGGTGGAGGCGGGGCCGGTGTCCGCGCCGGATGCTCCGACGATGACGCCCCGGACGACAGTCCCGGACGCGTCCGGAGTGTCCGTGGACGGGTTGGTGTTCATGCTGGCTCCGTACAGGTCAGATCATGCGGAAGGTGCGCCACAGGAGTTGGGCGAGGGTCATGCACTGGTGGTCGATGAGCCAGGCCGCGGCCCGGTCGACGCGTGCCTCGAGCGCGAGGCGCCTGCTGGTCACCAGGGGGACCCGGTAGTGCGGGCCAGGAAGGTCCTGCCGCACCCGCCGTTGGGGCAGCGGTGGACGTCGCCCTAGGCGTGCCGCGGCTCGGGTACCTCGGTGAACGTGACGCCGGGCGGGACCTGGCAACGCCCTGGGCAGTCCAGGCGCTGGGGCTGCTCTGGCTCGTCCGCCTCGGCCGGGCTGCTGGCCTGCGAGTTCGTGTCCGGGTGGACGACTTCGCTGCCGGTAGCCGTGGAGTCGTCCACCCGGGCGCTGTGGTCGGCGAGCGCCGCGGTGATGGTGTTCTCCGCACGGGTGAGCCCGTCCGCGTCGGTGGCCACGTCGAACTGCCACGGTTCGCCCTCGTCGTTGCGCAGCAGGCTCCAGCCGTAGGCGGCACCGGAGTCATCGCAGTGCATCGCCAGGGCCAGACCGCGTGGGTGGAACACAACCCGGTTGATGAGCCAGAGCAGACCGGCGTCTGCCAGTTCCGAGAACGGGCGGGCCTCATCCTGCGGGGGGATCCGGACGGTGGGCGGGGCAGCGGCCGCGACGGTGAACGTCTGGGGCAGGCAGGTGCTGCCGCGGCCGGGGATGGCGAGCAGCAGGCCGGGGTCGTCGTGGATGCCGACCAGGCGCCCGTACCAGGTGACGGGCAAGTCGGGGTTGCGGACGGTGACCCAGTCCCCCAGCAGGTCCCGCAGAGTGCCGGCGTCGGTCACTTCGGCCCCTCCTCGGTGCCGCCGGCGATGCGGTCGCGGACGGCCGCGGCGACCGGGTGGGTCCGGATGGGTTCCGTGCGTCCGGCGACGTGGACGGCGGTCTCGTCCAGTCCGTCGCACCAGTCGTTGAGGCGTTCCAGGGAGGCCTCCGCGGCGCGGGCCCGGGCGGCCCAGCGGCGGGCCTGGCGGACGGCTGCCTCGCGGCCGCGTGACTCGTGGTTGGCCTCGGCCAGGTGGTCCAGGCCCTGGCGGTCGTGGCCGGACAGCCAGGACATCGCGCCGCGCATGTGGTCCAGGGCGGAGCGGGCGCCGGCGAGTTCGGCGGCCAGGTGCCGCGTCTCCTCGCGGGAGGTCAGGAGGCCGATGAGGAGAGCGGAGCGGGCCCCTGCGAGCTGGGCGAAGACGTGTTGCTCCACCTCGTCGGAGGCCCGGAGTCCGGTGGGGGTGGCGCTGTTCGTGGTGACGATGACGCGGGCGACGGCCTGGGCGGCGCGCTCGCATCGGGCGCGGTCGCCTTTCCAGTCCGCGAGGGGCCACAGGGTCTGGGCAAGCAGCTCGGCGAGCGGGGACAGGTCGCGGCGCTTGGGCCGCGCAGGCGGCAGGCCTGTGTCCAGGAAGCCGACGCAGTCAGTGGCAGGCACTGGTGATCTCCTTCGTGGTGTGGTCGTGGCTGGTGTCCAGGTCAAGGGCGCACCGGCCGTTGAAGCCCCACCAGGTCATGCCGGGCAGTGGGCAGGCGGCGCCCAGCGGGTGGCGGTCGGCGTAGACGTGCTCGGCGCGGATGTCGGCCATGTGGGCGTCACAGACGATCGAGGAGGCCACGCCGGGGTTGAGGGTCCAGGCGATATGCCAGCTGCCGGGCTGGCCGCACGGGGGCGCGGTCTCGGAGTCATGGACCCGGCAGGTGGTCGTGCCGTCCATGGGCAGGAGGGGGCCGTGCGGTGGCAGCGGACAGGGGTCGGGTGGGAGGGTCATGGGTTCCTTCGGATCGGGGTGACGGTGGCGAGGGGCGCGGGGCGTGCAGGGCGGCCGTGGCGGGGGCAGGCCGGGTCAGGGCGGTAGATCCACGGGGCGCCGTCCGGGTGCCGGATCCAGGGGCACGGGCAGCCTGCGGGCAGGCTCACCGGTCCGCGTCTCGGACGGGCGGGATGTCGCTCCAGCCGAACGGGGATTCATCGCGGTCCGTGTCGGCGGTGACGGCGAGCAGGCGCCACAGCTCGGCGTCCGGGTAGCTGTCGGTGAGGGCGGGGGATGTGGCGTGCACGGCGTGCGGCTCCTGTCGATACGGGGCACCAGGTGTCGTGATCGGTACCGAATGAGGTCCACCAGCGGTCACACCAGCAGGTGCCGGCCAGCACGCGGCGGGCGAGGCGGTGGGCCTGGCGGCGTCCGGTGGGCGAGGTGGGGTGTCCGGCGTCGACGGCTTCGGCGTAGTTCGCGGCGGTCTGCCACTCGCGGTGCCCGGCCAGGGCAGCCGCGAGGGAACCGCCGTAGGCCGCAGCGGCGACTGTCCAGGCGCCGGCGAGCGTCGCCCAGGCCCCGGCCCAGCTGAGGACGGCGAACACGGCGGCGTACAGGGCGATGCGTGCCCAGCGGACCCACGTCACGGGCGGCCTCGTCGTGCTTCGTGGACCGGGCCGTGCTCGGCGACGAGGGTGCACCAGCGGACCCAGTTGGTGCCGTTGCGGGTCCACCTGGTGGTCCTCTTGGTCCACAGGCGGCCGGTGCGGTCGGTCACTGCGGTGACGCCAGCGGGAGCCTGGAAGCTGCCGGGCCCGTCCGGTCGCCAGGTGCGCGAGCGGTCGGCTGGCTGTTCGGCGGGTGTCTTCTGCTCGTCGGGGTGCTCGGCCACGGGGCTCCTCCACTACCGTGGGTGCCGGCGCCGATGGCCCCCATATCGGGTGGGGACGATCGGCGCCGTGCTGTGTCAGGGGGTCTTGCGGCTCAGCAGGTCCGGACCCATGCCCAGCCAGCGGGGGCAGCCTGGGCGCGCGGTCCGGCCGGTTTCCTCGGCTGCACGCTCGATGACCCGCAGGATTCCGGCGCGCCGGTCCTCCGGTGAGCGGACGCCGTTGCCGACGTCGGCGAGCACGGGACGGAGGGCGAACGCGTCGGTGGAGAAGCGGCCGCGGGTGGAGCGGCGGCAGTTGAGGTCACCGATGTGGAGCCAGTCCGCAGCGTCGAGGCCGGCGGCGAGGGCGGCGCGGTCGACGTGGTCCCCCAGCGGTTCGCCGCCAGGGGTCCAGCGGTAATGGAGCGTGGCGCCACCGTCGAGGTGGTGGTGCACGACCCACAGGAACGTCTCGGGCGGGTGCTGGCCGGTGATGCTGTCCAGGACCGCGTGGATGACGGCGGCCTGGTCGGCTGTCGGGCGGGTGATGGTGCTGGTGGGCATGATGGTCTCCAGGTGGGTGGGCCGCCCTGTGTCGGCGGGCGGCCCGGACGTGGTGTGGTCAGGCGGTCGCTTCGGTGTCCGGACCGGGCGCGGTGGTGTGGGCGTGCTGGGCCTCGGCGATCAACTGCCAGGTGGCGCACGCCTTGTGCAGGCCGTCGAGGATGTGGCGGGCGTGGACGTGACCGGCGGCGGTGGCCATGTGGGGGGCGTCCTGCATGACGCCGGCGAGTTCGTTGAGGAACCCGATCAGGTCCTCGTCGTCCAGGAGCAGCGCCCACGGCGCCGTGAGCGGGTAGGCGTCGGGTTCGGCGGTGGGGGTGTCCTGCCACACCGGGTGGAGCTTGCCCTCGTAGAGGCTGCGGAGCTGGTTGGCGGCGTACCGCTGGGGCACCATCGGGGACTCCCACAGCACATCCTTGGTGCGGGCGGCGACGGTCCACGTGTGGCCGTCCGGAGTGCGGAATCCGGTGAACGTGCGCTCCGTGGCGGGGTGGACGAGGAACACCCGGCTGGGGTCGATCCATACGTCGTCGCCGTTGGCGTCGCGATAGCCGCCGTACGTCGGGCGGTTGGTCACGCGGACTTTGACCTTGTCCTTGCCGATCTGGACGACCGGGCCCATGACGGTGGTCTGGTAGCGGCCGGAGGTGGTACCGCCGACGGCGTCTCCGTGGTGGACAGTTCGGCCGGCGGCGTCGGTGACGGTGGTGGTGGTGGTCATGACTGGTGCCCTTCTGGGTGGGCCGGGGCGCTCCCCGTATCGGGCGGGGGCGCCCCGGTCGGGTCGGGTGGGTCAGCTGGTGGTGCGGTTCCTGGCGCGGGTGGAGCCCTCCCGTTTGCAGCCCTCGCAGTACGGGTGCAGTTGGGCGTCCAGGCGGCCCTCCGTGGTGAGGTCGTGGCCGTTGTCGCAGGTGCCGGTGGGCGGGTCTTGCAGGCCACGGAGGCGGCGGAGTTGCAGGCGCAGGCCCTGGCGGCCGGGCTCGTCTTCCACGCAGGCCGGGGCCACGCAGTGCTTGACCTTGCATTCGGCCCTGACCTGGCCGACGGCGGGGCGGCCGGTACGCATCTCGAACGCGACCGCGGCGGCGCTGTACCAGCTGCCGAGGTGGCGCAGGATCGGTGTCCGGCTACCGTTGGAGCGGGGGCCGTTCCACTCCACGTGGCCGCCGTCGACCGTGCGGGCGTGCCTGATCCACAGCTCGGCCAGGCTTGGCTGGAGTCCGCGGCGGCGCTCCAGGTACCCGGGCAGCTTGTGAGTTCGCCGGACGCGGCCCACGGCGGACTTGTCCACGCCGAGTTTCTGGGCGATGGCGCTGTTGCTGTCCCCGGCCTGGAGGGCGGCCAGGATCTCCGCCTGGCGCGGGTGCGTTCGGCCCTTGCTGCCGACCAGCGGGGCAGGGAGGATGTTGCCGGCGGCGCGGCGGCGGGCGATGGTCCGCATGTCGGCACCTGTGAGCTGCCGGATCTCGGTGTTGCTCAGGCCCTTCTTCAGGAGCCTGAAGATCTCGGCTTCCTTCGGGTGCGCCTTGCGCCAGGTGATCCTGGCCGCCGGGGGCAGGCCGTGGGCTCGGCGGACCTTGCGCACGGCCTGCTTGCCGCAGTAGAGCCGCTCGGCGATGGCCGTGTCGTTCAGGCCTTCACCGATCAGCTTCAGGATTTCCGCCTCCTGCGCGTGCGGGCGGCGCGTGCCGGTCTCGGTCGTCACAGCTCTCCCCTCCACCGGGCGATCTCCTCGCCCGCTTCTCCGTTGGCCTTGACCAGGGCGTCCCGGTCGTTGATCAGGTCGGTGATGGCGTCCCGGCACAGGGCCAGGAGCGCGCGGTGCTCGGCGTCGCCGGCGGCCGCCCTCCGGCGGGGTGCTGCCTGGACGGTCAACTCGGCGAGCAGGTCGCGGATGGCGGCCACCCGCTCCTCGGGGAGCTGGTACACGGGCGGCGTCTCGGTGGTCTCGTCGGTCATCTGTGTCAGTCCTCGCGCGGCCAGGTGGTGCCGTCGCCGGCCTCGTGGTCTTCCTTGTGGTCGGGGTCTTCGATCTGGCAGAAGACCTCCCGGCCGATCGAGTTGTGGTTCATCTCGTCGCAGACGGCGGGGGCCTGGCGGGGCGCGGGCCCGGTGGCGGGCTCCTCGGCGGGCTGCCACCGGGGGCAGCCAATGACGGGCAGCGCGGTCCCGGCCGGGACGGCGAGGACGTCGCAGGCGTCCGGATAGCCGGTGCAGCCGCAGCCGTCGGGGTTGCACGGCTCCTCTGGCGGGGTGGCGGGAAGGAAGTGCTCGCACGTGGTGCACGTGCGACGGGCCGCGGCGCGGGCCCGGCGGCGGCGCTCGGCCGGGCCGACCAGTCCGGCGGCCCGCTCGAACGCGACCAGGAGGGCGGCCAGGCGGCGGGCCTCGGTATGCGCGGCGCGGCGGGCGCGCATGCGGGCCAGGATCTGCACGTTGGTGGGGCGGGCCCAGGCGTGAAGGCCGGCGGCCGCGGTGCGGCGCTGACGGTGCTCGGCAGGTTCGATCCCGCACCAGCGGCAGCCGTACGGGTGCGGCGGGGTGCCGTCCGGGTGGCGCACCGGGCCGTGGTCCAGGCCGCAGGTGCGGCAGCGCGTGGACGGGTGTTTCATCGGTGGCTCTCTTTCGGTCGGCCTGGGGCGCTCCACGTATCGGGCGGGAGCGCCCCAGGGAGTCAGGCGGTGTGGGCGCCGGGGTGGTCGACGGCGAGGCGGGTGATCTCCTGGCGCTGGAGGTCGATGCACAGGGGGCAGGCGCTCTCACCGGTGCGGTGGGTCCGGCCGCAGCCGCAGGTGCGCTCCGGGGCCCACGGGTTGGGGATCTTGGAAACGGGCTGCTGAGAGGCCTCGGCAGCCCGCTGCGCGCCCTCGGCATCTCCCGCGACCACCGTCATCAGCGGCGCCTGGATAGGCCGCTGACGGCCCGCTCGGGCGTTCCGGCCTCGAGCTGGGGTCTCGGTGTGCGACGAGCAGCGCCTACGGCCGGGCCGCACCAGGGGCACCCCGCACTCCTCGCACCGGCCGAACGGCTCGTGGTCTGCCTTGGCCTGGTTCTCGCTGGAGTGATCGCTGTTGGCTGCCTCGCCCGCAACCACCTGAGGTTGAGTACCTACATCAGCCAGTACGTGGGTAACCCCCTGGGCTACCCCTGGGTTGATCGGGCCTCTGTGGTCCGAACCCTTCGTGCCACTGTGGTCCGAACCCATACGTGCCACTGTGGGCGGAACTGTCTTGGCGCCCTCCGCCTCAAGTTCGTGCCGCTGTGGCCCGTTCTCGGTCGTGCCACTGTGGGCCGAACCATCCTCCGGAGAGTTCGTGCCACCGTGGCCCGAACCCTGCTCAGGCTCCTCATCCTCCTTGCGGCGGCGGGCGGTGCCCTTCAAGTAGTCGGCGGCGGCCTGCCAGTTGGGCCAGGCCACCGGGGCGATGACGTACCGGGTGGCTCGGCCGCGGCGGCGCTCGCCGTCGACCAGCACCACACCCGCCAGCCGCCCCGCTTGCATGTAGCGGCGGGCGTCCTGTTCCCGGCACCCGGCGGCCTTGGCGATGTCCTGGATTCGGATGGGCTTGCCGTCCTTGAAGCGCAGCTCACCGGACGGGGCGGCCATGGCGCGCAGCGCGTACAGCGTGCACAGGAACCCGCCCTTGAGGCCGCGCGGCATCTGGCGCGTCCAGGTCCACGCGAGCGCGTTACCGAAGGAGTTCGGCACGGCGCCGTCCTTGCGGGTCTCCTGCTCGTCAGTGCTCATCTGCGTCTCTCTGCGGTCGTGGGGGGGCGGGTCAGGAGGTCCGGGCAGCCCGGGCGACGGCCAGGTCGGCCTCGATCCGGGGCACCTCCGGAAGGACGGCGTCCACGGCGGTGCGTCCCGTACGCCCCATGGCCGTGGCGAGCACGCGCAGGGCCTGGCGGCGGTGGGCGCAGCCGCCCCTGGCAGCCCGGTACAGGGCGCCCTGGATCTCGGTGAGCGTGTCCGCGTCTGCCTCGCCGTGGCCCGCCTGGCGGTACTCGACGCGCCAGGTGTCGGTGGCGTGAATCGCCCAGTCGTACAGGTCATCCTGCTGCCTCGACTGACCGGCGGCGGAGATGGAAACCGTCATTGACCTGCTCCTTCGTCCGTAGTGGATCTACGGGCCACTGTGGCACGAACCTTTAAAGGTTTACAAGCATTGTCACTCTTTAAAGGTTGGCATGTCTTACACTCCTGGCATGGCTGGAGAGGACAAGATCAAGACCGCGTCGGACGGCGTCGCAGAGGTCGGGCTGATGGACGCCCGGGCAGCTCTCACGGCCCTCGTCCGGGATGTCCGCTACGGCGGAAAGGTCGGCGCGTTCACAGAGCGGGGCGTCCGCCAGGTGATGCTGGTGACCCCGGAGTTCTACGACCGCGCCGTCAAGGCGCTCGGCGGCAGCTGACCCGTTCACCCCGCCGCACCCCGACCCTGCCGGCGGTCGTCCAACCGGATCACGCCCAGGCACCGCGTCAGCGGACCCTCCTCCTGGCGGGCCTTGCAGGTGGCGACGTGCGGCATGTGCAACTTCTCGTAGGGCGCCAGCGGCAGGTCCTCCGTCGGCCGGCGCGACAGCCAGGTGCCACGGCCGTCCCTGGACACGGCCGAGTTGCCTTCCGGGTGCGGCGCGGCGTCGACGGCCAAGCGCTTACGGGCCTCGGTGATGGTCCACCGGATCGGGGCACCGCAGGCCGGACAGAACGAGGGCCGGGGCATCGCTGTTTCCTTCGGTATCGGGCGAGGAGGTGGGAGGGGTGCGCGGCCCGGCCTCGAGGAGAGAGGCCCGGACCGCGTCGGCGAACTGCCCCGGGATCAGTCGCAGTCGTCCACGTCGACGTCCTGGCCGTGGCTGTGGTGGCCGTGCCAGGTGTGCGGGTGGGCGGTGACGGTGTGGGGCACGGAGACGTGCTGGTCCTTGCGCACGGGGTGAGCGGGGGCCGGCGCGTGAGCGGGGGCCGGCGCCTTGTGGAGCGGCACCTTGGGCGCGGCCGGCCGTACGGGCGCCGCGGGCCTTACCGGCCGGGGCGGCACCGGCTTGGTAGCCGCGACCAGGCCCAGGCAGTCACCCGTGCCGTTGTGACGGACAGGTGCCGCGCACGAGAACAGAAGCGCGAGCAGCGCGACCAGACCGGCACCGATGGCCAGTTGGCGGTTGGTGAAGGGCACGGTGGTGACTCCCGGAGCGGCTACGCGGACGGCGGGTTCAGGCGGGTGCGGTGCAGGCGGGAGGTCTTGGATCGCAGCGGCACCTCGGCCTCCAGGAGCAGGTCCCGAGCCAGGCCGAAGCTGACGGACCCATACCGCTCGGTCAGGCGGGCGGCCACGGACCGGATGCTGGATCCGGACTCGTAGTCCTCGGCGGCCTCGGCGCGGATGCGGTCGCGCTGCGCGCCCTTGAGCGGCTGGTACCTGTAGCGCTGGGTCGTCTCGGTGGTCATGCCGGAACTCCTCCCGTCTCTGGCGTGGCGGGCCCCTGTTCGGCCCGCAGGGCCAGGCCGCGCACGTGCGCGAGCAGGCTGCAGATGGATTCGGTCTGGGCCTCTTGGCCGGCGGACTCGGTGGCCCGGAACAGCGCGAGCGCCATTGCGCTATCGCCGTTGAGGTGGGCGGTGGTGAACCGGGCGGCGAACAGCCGGTGGGGGTCCCCGACGAGCTGGTCGGCCAGGCCCGGGGGCAGCTGCCAACCGTCGCCCTCGGCAGTCCCGGCGTCGGGGAACAGGGTGCACAGGGCGCCCCGTGCCGTCTCGGCGGCGGCGCAGCACACGCCGAACAGATCGGCGCTGTCGCCGTGGTGGACCACGACGTCCAGGAGCCCGGCCGCGACCGCCGGGCGGCCGTCCAGGGTGTGGCGCATGATCTCCTGCACCAGCGGGTTCAGGGCTTCCGCGCCGATCACTGGCCCACCGCCTGGGGGCCCTCGCCGGGCAGCACCAGGCGGCGGTCCACGCCGTCGTGCGCCCACTGCACGGCGTGCTCCACGCCGTTGATCGCTTCGGACTGCTCGCGGCAGCCGGGCACCAGCTCATGGATGAGCAGCGCCAACTCCTCGGCCTTGGCGGAGATCCGGGCCTTTATGGCGGTGCGGGCCTCGTCGTTCTTGGGCGGGGCGAAACGGATGCCGATCTCTCGGGTGGTGATGGCCACGGGTTGCTCCCCTTCGGTGGTGGGCGGGTCAGGTGGTGCGGGTGCGGTCAGCCGGCCTTGGCCAGGGCGCGTTGCTTGGCGGCGGCGGCCCGGCGGATGCGGCGCACGGCGCGGAGCTCTTCCTCATCCAGGCCGCCCCATACGCCGTGCTCCTCGCCCCGGTTGAGGGCGTCCGTACGGCACCGCATCTGCACCGGACAGGTCCGGCAGTAGCTCTTGGCCTCCTCGATTCCGTGCGGGTCGGTGGGCGCCGGAAAGAACGTGTCCGGGTCGACGTCCGGGTCTTTGCACGCGGCGACGGCCGCCCAGTGGACGGGGCGCGGCAGGTTGTCCGGCGCCCGGCGGGCAGGAAAGATCGACATCAGGATTCGCCCCTCGCCTCATGTCCGGACGCCTCCGTCCTGGTGTCCACGGACACGTCCGGACGCGTGTCCGTGCAGGTCACAGCAGTGGGGGCGTGGGCGTCCGGGCTGGTGTCCGCGCACGGCCGGACAGCGTCCGGGACATGCCCGGACACCGTCCGGCGGCTGGGGCGGTGTGGCCACACCAGGGCGGCGACGACCCCGAGGACCAGCAGCGGCCCCCACACCGGCACGGTCTCCACGACCGGCAGCAGGGCGTCCAGCGCGCGCAGGTAGTCGTCAAGCACGGCCAGCCTCCGCCGCCTCGCGCCACCGGGACACCTGGCGGTGGTAGCTGCCCAGGCGGTCGGCGGTCTCCTCGATCCCGATGCCGACCTCGGCCATCACCAGCGCGGCCAGGCGCGGCTCGTCGCGGTCCGCGTCCAGGACCGGCAGCGGTGACGCAAGATCGGCGGCGCGGGCGACCGCCACGAGGTCCCGGCCCCTCCACCAGGTGGCCCCCTCCGGGGCACCGGCCAGTCGCCTGGCGACGGCCAGCAGCTCCCCCCGCCGGGGCCCCGCCGGGAGTACCCCGGCGGGGGTCCGGGCGGGGCGCGCTCGGCGGTCGGCCGTGCTCACGCGTCGACCTCCGCGAGCGTGGCCCGGTCCGCGTCGCGCATGAGCCGGTCCGCCTGGCACTTCGGTTCCACGCAGTGCGGGAAGGTGCACGTAGGCCGTACCTGGCCAACGGGCTCACGCCGGTACTCGATCTTGAACGCGACCCGTCCGGCCGTGACGTGCTGGCCGCGCCAGGAGAGCACCGGCGTACCGCTGGCGGCGGTCTGGCGCATCCATTCCCGGTGACCGCCGGCGACCGGCCGGGACCGCTCCAGGAACACGTCCTCCAGAGCCTGCCGGGTGGGCCGCCTGCCGCGCGCGTACGTCGGAAGGTTGAGGTCCTGGCGCACCCGGCCCACCAGGGCCACGCTGCACCCGTGTGCGGCCGCCAGCGCCAGGTCCGACATCTGGCGGGGGTCACCGCTCTGCAGAGCGCGTGCCACCGTCTCCCAGCTCATCCCGACGCCCCCGGCCCGAACAGTGCTACGTCCGCGGCCTCGGGCCAGTCGGCGTTGTCCACGGCCTTGCGGTGCAGCTTGGGCAGGTCACCGATGGGGTGGCGCAGCCAGTCCCGGCCTGCGGCCATGAGCACCACGGCGTCCGCCGCGTTGTCGTTGCCGCCGGTCTGCCACTGGGGCCACCGCCGCACCACCTGCTCCAGCACCACGCCCTTGGCGCCGGTGCCCTTGCCGGTGGCGTAGTGGATGCGCTGGTTGGTCGACAGGACCCCGGTCGGGACACCGGCGTCCAGCAGCCGCTCGTACACCCGCCACCACAGCCAACCGCGCTCGTGCGCGCCGCCGGACGCCTTGGACAGGGCGGCGCCCTCGATGACGGCCAGGTCCGGGTGTCCGACCGCGGCCACGATCGCGTCCAGCAGCACGTTCATGTGGGCCAGCCGCTCCATGCGCGGCAGCTTGCTGATGGGGTGCTTCTTACTCTTGTCCACGTAGCCGACCACGCGGCACCACCCCTCTGAGGAGGCCAGGCCGGTGCCGCTCAGGCTGGTGTCCACACCGACCACCCGAGGCCCGTCAACGGGCCGGACCTCGGGGGTGTGCTCGTGGATCGTCTGCACGGCGTGGTTCATGCCTGCTCACCCCCAGCCGGGGTGACTGCGCGCAGCGCCAGTGTCCGCTCCGGGTCGTGGATCCCGTCCGGCAAGGGCGGGACGACGGTGATACGGGTCAGGACCACGTCGTCAGGAGCAGAGGCGCGGCAGTTGGCCTCCGCCTCCAGGGACGCGCGGGTCAGCTCCTCCACCGGCAGCTTGGTCGACGCCAGGAGCTGGTCCAGCAGCACCGTCACCGGCTCGGTGAGGTGCCAGCCGACGACCAGGCACCGCGCGGTGCGCATCCTGGTGTCGACCGACAGCACCTCCACGGACGTGACGAACCGGGGCGTGCTGCGCATGCCCAGGTAGAACGCGCCCGCCTCGGTCACGGTGACCGTCCTGTCGGCGTTGACCGCCACGAAGCCGGTCACACGGAGCGGGGCCAGGGCCTGCATGTTGCTGACCTCCACGCCCTGGGCGAGGGCGCGCAGCACCACCTCCACGGCCGGGGCCAGCGGCTGCTCGGAGGCGTACCGGGTGGCGCGGATGCGGTCCAGGCGCCAGGCGTGCGTCCCGCGCGTCCAGGGCGACGAGCACGGGCAGTTGGAGACCGTCGCCCGGAACTCCTCGGGCGTCAGCCCGTGGCACTGGTGCACGTTCATCCGGCCGCGTTCACACAGGCGGGCCGAGCAGCATCCGCAGTCGGGGCAGTCCTGTTGGGCGGGGGGAACGTAGTCCACCCCGAACGGTTCGAGAGTCATGATCACTGGTTGCCTACCGTTTCGTTCCCGCAGCTCCAGCACCTGCGGCGGCCGTCGATCGTGACGGCGTGCGCGCGGGTGGAGCGCTCACGGGTGCAGTAGTGGTATTCGGCGGCTTCCACCTCGCCGGCCGCGTGCATCGCGGTCAGCGGGTCATCGCCGTTCCTGGCGACGGCCGCCGCGGTGGTGGCCGGTACCGCCGGCCAGTCCAGGCGCACGGTCAGGGCCTCCAGTTCCCGGCCCGGCGTACGGGCCAGGTAGTCCCGGAAGCTGGAGTTCTGGGCGTACGCCCACTTGACCTGGGCGGCGTGCAGCTCGGCCAGGGTCTTGCGCTGCATCCACCGGTGCCGGTTGGCGATCCGCCACACCACGTGGCACGCGGCGATGGCGTCCACCCGCGAGTCGTGGGCCGCGCCCTCCAGGGTCACGCAGTAGTGCCGGCGCAGGTCTTCCAGACGGCGGTGGCCCTTGCGGTACCGGTCGACTTCCTTGTCCAGGACGCGGGGGTCAAGGACGTACGGGGTCACGCGCTCGGCGAGCGGGACGACGCCGTGGCGCCGTGCAGCTCGGTCGAGCAGGGTCAGGTCGAACGGGGCGTTCATGATGACCACGGGGTGGCCGCCCTCAACGGCGGCCACCACGGAGTCGATGACCTCCGCCAGGACGACGGCGGGGTCCTGCCCTTGAGCGTGGGCGTCCGCCGTCGACCAGCCGTGCACCGCCGTCGCGTCGGCCGGGATCTCGAACTCGGGCTTGGCAATCCAGGAGCGGGCGGCGGTCGGCCTGCCTCCGCCGTAGCGCACGACGGAGGCGGTGACGATGCAGTCCGACTCCGGATCCGTGCCGCTGGTTTCGAGATCGAGGCCGCAGAGGGGACGGCGGTGCCACGTCATACCGCTGCCTCCGAGGTATAACGTCCGGTCAGCGCGTCCCGGGCCCGGTTGTAGTAGGAGTGCGGGCGACGGTTCTTCTGGTTGGTTGAGCGGTCTGTCCACCGACAGTTGCCGGGCTCATAACCGCGGTCGTTGTCGATGCGGTCCAGCTCCAGGCCAGGGGGCCGCTCCCCCACGTCGGCCAGGAAGTTGGCGAAGGTCAGCCAGCTCTCGCACACGGTGATGCCACGGCCGCCGTAGTCCGCCCACCGCTTGTGGGACGGGCGGGTGCATCGGCCCACGATGTCCGCCCACGTCCAGTAGATCGACGTGCCGGTGTGCCCGTGCTTCGTGCTCCGCCTGATCGTCGCCTCGCGCGTCAGGCACCCGCATGACTGGGACTTGCCCCACTCCCCGATGGCCACGGCGCGCTCCTCGCCGCAGACGCACCGGGCCTTCACACGCGGCTCTCCGGGCTGCCGGTCAGCGGTGGCGACAAGGCGCCCAACACGCTCGCCTTCCTTAACAGGACGGGGTGCCGGGCTCATCAGCTACACCCCGTCTTCCGGCCACCGCGCTGCTTCTTGCCCCGGTACCGGCCGCCGGTCTTGTTCCGCTTCACCGGCAGTCGGGCGGGCTCCCGCTGGGGGCCCTCGGCCTCGCGGTGTGCCTGCTCCGCCTCGGCGGCCCTGGCGGCCATCTCGGGGCGCGGCGCGTGCACGATCTGCACCTCGCCCCGCTCACCGGCGTCGTCCGCCTCCACGAGCGCCACCAGATCCGCCGAGGTGGGCACCCACGGGAACAGCGCCTTCAACCCGGACTTGAGCATCATGTGGTCGAAGTCCCGGTGCCAGAAAGAGTCCTTGCGGCCGTTGGCCTCGGCGAGCTTGTACGCGTAGCTCCACTCGTCGCGGAGCTGGGCGGCCTTGTGCCGGTTGACGTAGACCACCTGGGAGCGGGTGCCGTCCGTGAGCCGGACGAAGGCGTACGCGAACAGCGCCTTGCCGCGCTCCTCCGGGGACAGGTCCGGCCGGATCGTCAGCCGGAAGTCATCCGGCGCCGGGGCACTCGGGGAGACCTCCCACTCATCGTTCTCGTGGACCAGGCCGCAGTGGACGGAGGCGACCATCCCGGAGCGGTACATCAGCCGGACGTAACCCTGGTACCGGGGCACGAACACGGCCTTGGAGCCCTGCACCTGGATGGCAGCCTCGTAGCCGTCCGGCACCAGGCCGAACCGGGCGCAGGTCAGCAGCGCCATGCGCAGGGATGCCGGTGTGCAGGCGCCGAGGCGGGGCAGCAGCGCGGCCACGGCGGCCCGGAACGCCTCGTACGGCACGTGCTTGGGCAGCGACGCGGCGAACTTGTCGGCGTGCTTGTCCAGGTACTCCTGGACGGCGTCCACCTGGGCCGGGGTCGCCTCCCCCACCGGGGGCTCCACGGCCAGGACGGTGCTCTGCTCGGGGGCGGGGCGCCCGCCGCCAGTGGCGGCGAGCACCCGGTCCATCAGCGTCTCGGTCACGGATCAGACCTCCTTGGCGGGCACGCGCAGCACACGCGCGCGGAACTCGCGGTAGATGGCAGGGTGTTCGGCGGCCAGGCGCTTGGTGTCGATCCCGGTCTTCGTGACCTCGTACTTCTTGGCCAGGTCCGGGTGGGCCTTGGCGAACCGGGCGCCGGCGAAGTTGCCGTTCTGCTTCCAGGTCCACGCGACCTTGCCGCCGGGGGTCTTGACGATCTCGTTCTCACGGGCGATCAGGCGCATGGTGTTCTGCACCGTCTCCAGGCGGCGCTGGGCCCGGTCGATCGCGGCGGACAGGGCGGCCTCCCGCTTGCGCAGGTTGCGGGCCTGCTCGACGGCCACCTCGGCAACGGCGTCGGCCTTGACGTCCCACAGGTGGGCCAGCAGGTCCTTGGTGCCGGGCAGGCCGTCCGCCGGGGGTTCCTCGCCCTCCACGATGTGGCGGTGCCACCAGTCCCCGGTCCACTGGACCAGGTGCTGGAGCAGGTCCTCCCGGCGCGGGACCGCGTGCCACCGCAGCTTGTTGCCGCCCACGCACGCGGCGACGTAGCCCTTACGCCAGCCGCCGACGCCCTGGTACCAAAGGTTCTGGATCTGCGGGGCGTCCGGGGCCTCGTCCTGCTCCCAGTCGGTCAGCTGCCACTCGGTCCGGTTCTTGCACTCCACCGGCCCGTCGACCTCGCCGGTGTCGGGGTCCAGCGCCAGCCGGTCGACGTTGCCGAGCATCCACGGCCGCTCGACGTTGACGTACATGCCGGGCGGGGTGATGACGGGGATACCGGTCCGGCGGGAGAACACCCGGGCAATGGGCTCCTCCATCTCCCGGCCGAACTCCATGGCCTCCGTGTCGAAGTCCTTGCCGCGGCCGTGCTTGTCCTCGTACACGTGCCACGGCCCCTTGCCCGACACGAACCCGAGCAGCACCGCGACGTCGGAGCCGCCCAGGCCGCGAAGGCGTTCGTCCAGCCAGAGCTCCCGATACGCGGGGTCGAGCATGTCGCCGGCGGGCAGGACCACCCGGGCCTCCGGTGCCAGGTCCACACCGGGGAGGGTGAGTTCGGTGATGGTGGCGGTCACTGGATGACGTCCTCTCGGGGGGCGCTGATCTGGAGCAGGTAGGCGGCGGCCTGGCGGGCGCTCGTCCGGCCGCTGCGGCCGCCAGCGAGCCAGGCCCGGATGCGGTCGGCGTCCTCGCCGTACCCCTTGGAGACCAGCAGGTCAGCAGCCCAGCGGGCGCTCACGTACCGGTCGGCGGAGAGATGCGCGGCCATCACTACGGCGGCGGCTTCCGGGAGCTGCTCGGGCAGCTCGGGGGTCGGGGAGGTGCCGTGGACGTAGCGCACCCACAGGCGGCGGCCCTCCCAGCCCACCGACCGGTAGGCGTCGAATTGCCCGGCGGGCCCGTAGGCAGCAATCCGGCCAGCGCGTACCTGGGTGGTCGTGGTCCGGGCGCTTTCGGTGTCGTGGTAGATGCCCACCCGCTGCCAGGCGCCCGGGGCGGCCTTGGCGTAGGCGGCCGTCGTCTGGTGATCGGCGACACGGTGGTAGTCGCGGTACAGGCCGCCCATCAGGAGCCACCTCCGACCAGGCCGCGCAGGAAGTCCACGGCCTGCAAGGTGGACATGCGGCCGTTGCGGTTCTTGATCTCGCCCCGCACCACGGCGGCAGCGTCGAAGTGGCCGTGACGGACCAACAGGTTGACGGCCTGGCCTACGTCCAGGCTGATCTCCTGGGAGGAGTAGGCGGACAGCAACAGGTCCGCCGGGTCCTCCCGCTCCTCCTGGCGGGCCTCCGCCACGACGTTCTCGTACAGGTCCACGTGCCCGCAGGGGTTGGACCAGCGGTGGACCGTCAGGTGGTCGCCGTCGTGGACGAACGCATAGGGGCGGACGGTCTCCACGCCGCGCGGGCCACCACAGCGGGGGCAGCAGGTGGAGATCGTGACGGTGAGGACGCCCGCGCCTTCGTAGCCGGGCCCGGTGCCGTCGTGGCGGACACGGACGGTCATCCGGGTGGGCAACGGTGTCACCGGCTGGTCACCGGCGACGTAGCGCACCCACACGGACTCGCCGTCCTCGCAAGCGGCGGTGTAGGCCTGCCAGTTGCCAGCGCCGGGGAACTCCACGGCGCTGCCCTTGATGATGCGGCCGACTGTGGTGCGGGCGCCGCGCACGGTCGGGTAGGCGTCCAGTCGTACCCAGGTGCCGCGCTGGGCACGGGCCGTGGCGGCGACGGCCGCGAACGCCTTGCGTCGCTCTGCGCTAAGCCTGACCGGGGACATGGTCCTCACCAGCCCTGGCGGGTCTGGGGCTTGATGCCCTCGGCGATGGCCTGGCGGGTCCGGGCCTGCGACGGGTGGCCGAACAGGACTGCGCAGTAACGGCAGTCCTCGCCCTGGCACTCGCCGGATCCGGCGGGCGGACGGGTCGCCGTGCGGTGCAGGACGACCGCGGCGGGGAGCAATGCGGCACAGGACACCGCTGCGGCGATGATCAGTTCACCGTCCACTGGGCACCTCCCTGGGGGTGGTGCGGGCGCTAAGGTTTGCGCTCACGGGTTGGACCTCGATTCATGGGATTGAGGTACGGCCTGGGCTGAGCGGGGCTGTGTGGACCCGGCATGGTCCGTGCGGCCCCGCCGCCGTCACGCCTGGGCAGTCGCGCGCTTGCGGCCCTGGGCGGGCTTGCAGTTGCGCAGTGTCAGGACGGGCGGCGTGGTGGTCGGGTCCTGCTCGGCCGGTTCGGCCGGCGAGTTGATGACGGCCAGGGCATCGGCGGGCAGGACGGCCTGTATGGCCTGGATCACCCGCAGGTCGCACATGCAGAACACGGCCGCTTGCTGGCCGAACTTCTGGTGCGGCAGGCGGCTGATGTTGTCCTCCAGCCAGCGTCTTTTGATCTTGAGCGCGGCGGCTGCCTCGTCGTAGTCGAGGTTCCGGACCTCGACGCAGACGCAGTGCCTGCGCGTCCAGGCGGTCACGGAGCACACGCTCCGCTGGCGTGCGGCTCCTCGGCGTCCTTGGTGGCGTCCTCCACCACCAGGTCGTCAAGGCTGATGCCGTAGGCGGCGCGCATGGCGAGCAGCGTGGGCAGTGACGGCGCGGTGATTCCGGCGATGAGCCGGGACACCGTCGACTGACGCAGCTGGAGCCTCCGGGCGATGGCCGCGTGCGTACGGTCTCCGACCTGGGCGGCCTTGGTCGTCACGGCGGTTCCATGCAACGTGGGCATCCATTCCTCCCCTCTGGTCTTGCATGCGTGCAAGGGTTTGCATGCATGCAAGCGCTCGTACGGATCTTCCCGGCGTGTTTTTTGAATCGAGGGCGCGGAGCGCACAACCGGTCCCACCAGCATCTTTGGCCATAACCGGTCGCGACCTGGGAATATGCATGCATGCAAGCACCTAGGCGGTTGCATGCGTGCGCGCTAGCCTCGGGACCATGCGGAGTATGGACACTGACCATTCGAGCGAGCGATCCCAGATCGCCCAGCGCTTCGGCGCACTCGTCAGCCAGCTAGCCCCTGCGGCCGGCTACGACATGACGCCAGGGGCAGGCGGCCGGAAGGCCCTTGCCCGCGACACGGGCATGAGCGAGTCCGCCGTGGGCCGCATGCTCACCGGCCTCACCCTGCCCATGCCGAACCAGTTCGAGAACCTCGCACGGGTGCTAAATACCGATGTGCGGAACCTTCTGGTCGCCGCAGGAGTCATCTCCCGCGAGGCATGGCCAGATGGGGCTATTCCGGATGTAGGCTCACGTTCTTCGCAGTCACCGCTTTCCCCCGAGGCTTACGCGGACTCATGGGGCATCACAGACCCCGTGATTCGCCAGACGATGGTCGGGTCCATCGAGATGGCGATCAGACTGCAACGGGCGCAAGACACGGAGCACGCAGCGGCGACATCGGGGGCGCCGTAGGCAGGGGGACCTATGCCTGGCAGGACAGCTGTCGCCTCCGCAAGCGGAGCGGCCGTCGGGGTAACGGCCACCATCGCCCTCACCGGCCGCCAACCGGAGGACGACGCCCTCAGCGACCTGATGATGATGCTCGTCTGGCTGTTCGCGATGATCTGCATCACCATCGTCGCGTCCGCCTCCACACGGAGGTGGATCAAGGCCCGAGATGCGAGCAACCAGCAGACGCTGGAGGACATCTCAAGACAGCGCAGCACACTGCTCGAAGTAAGCGCCGCACGGATGGCGGAGCTGAAGCAACGCGAGGACCGGGTGAACAAACAGGCCGAGATGGCGGGGGCTTACGTGATGAGCCTCACCGGCCGCCTGGACCAGGCCCTCACCAGGGTCACCCAACTGGAGCGCAGCCTCAACGAGATGACGGGCCGGTACGAGGACTTGGCGCGCGACCACAACATGCTCATCCGCGAGACGCTGCAGGAGCGGGCGGACCGGTTCACCCGCCGGACCATCACCTCGGCCCGCTCCCCCTTGGGAACGCCGACCGCCCCGCCTGCGCCGGACAACAACCCTGCCCGGCCCTACGCCGATCCGGACGCCGGCCACGCCCCCGTGGCCCCCATCCCGTTCCGAATCCCTAGTCCCAAGACACGGCCGGTCTCCGACCAGCCACGCCATGACCGTCCTGCCGAAGGAGTGGCCGGCCCCGTGTCGTAGTCCCCCAACGTCAATGACGCGGGCCCCGGTTGAATCGACGACCAGGGCCCTTTGCATGCTCGCCGTCAGCTCATTGGCTCGCGGCCTACAGCGGACCGGTTCGGGTGCAGCCCGCAGATCCGCAGTGCGTCCGCCCGGGCGGAGGCGTACGCCGCCACCACGGCGTCCTTGTCTGCACCCCACGCCCGGGCCTCTGTCTCAGTTCCACCGCCGCCGCGCAGCCACTCCGCCGCGCCGTGGGCCGGCTCGTCGGTGAACTCCAGCTCCCAGTCCCACGCCCACCCGCCGCGCGGTTCATGCACCGTCGTAGCTGACACCGTTTCGGTGCCGTCCACCGCATACCTGGCCGGGCCCGCCTGCCAGATGAACGCCCGCGCCGGCAGTCCCGCGCGCACGCCGCCCAACTCGCCGTTGCCGCTCTGTGCCCACTGGTCCGCCGACCACTTCTCGACCAGTACGGGGCCGCCGCGGTCTCGGGCCCATCGCTCGGCCGTCTCCTCCGCGTCCTCGACGCGCCAGAACCCGAGAGTCGCGGAATCGATGCGCAGGGCGTACACCGGCGGTTGCCGGACCGTGGCCGTCTCGGTGGCGCCCGCTGCGGTGGCGCCCTGACTGATGCCAAGCACGCGGTCGAGCGTGGTCATCGCGGCCGTATGCGCCGTCTCCAGCAGGTGCCCGTACCTGTCGGACGTCGTCTTGATGGACTCATGCCCCAGTCGTCGCTGAACGTAGGTGAGGCTGTGGCCGTCGGACAGCAGGGCCGCAACGTGGGAATGGCGCAGGTCGTGGACGGTCGGGTGCTTCCACTCCGGCAGGACCTTGCGCTTCTTCGCCTCCTTGATCGCCGCCGTCCACCGGTCATAGAACGTGCTGTAGGCGAGGCGTCCCCCGTCCCCGTTGGGGAACACGAGGTCATTCGAACTCAGGTCGCCGAGGCCGAAGTCGAGAATCTCCCGCCACAGTCCGGCCGTGATCTCAACCGTCCGCCGCCCGGCTCGCGTCTTGGGCGCCCCGAGCCACCACACCTCCGGCGGCCCCGTGTCCCGCTTCCAGGCCCGGGTGACACGCACCTCGTGCCGGCCTGCCTTGGGCGAGCGCACGTGCTTCGCCGCCAGGGCGGTGGCTTCGCCCCACCTCAGCCCAGTGCCGTACAGGGTGCGGACCAGCATCCGGTCACTGGCCCGTGAGAAACAGCCCACCAGGCCGGCGACCTCCTCGGGCGTCATGAACTCCATCTCGTCCGTTGACTCGTCATCCCCCACGCCCCGCTCGTCGTCCTTGGGCAGCCTGGTGAGGTCACAGGGGTTGCGGTCCCGGAGCGGCGGTTCCGCGATGACCGCCTCTTTCAAGACGGAGGCGAGCAGGGCGTGCAGGCCGCGCAGTGTCTCCGAGGACATGTTCTTGATCTCGGCACCGCGCCTCACCTTGGTGGTGCGCATCTTGTTGACCCATGCACCGATGGTCGCCTTGCTGAAGTGTTCGGTACTGCGGACGTCGCAGTTGCCGAACGTCGGGAAGACGTAGACCTCCATCGCCCGGTAGCGCATGTGCTTGTACCGCTTGCTGGCAGTGCGGTTTTCGATGCTCTGCCGGGCGTAGTTGTCGAACCGGTAGCGCAGTGTTTCCGCGCTCTCGGCCTGGGCGTCGATGTATCCCTCGCCCTTGACCCATCCAGCCGGCCACTGCTGCCCGGCCTCGTCCACGGCCTGGGCGAAGAGCTCGGCCGCCTCGTAGCCCTCCTCGTCCCCGTCGAATCTCTCGTGCTGCCACTCGCCGGTGCGCTTGCCGCCAGCCCTCCACTTGACCTGGTAGCTGGCGATCTCGCCGGCCTTGTTCTTACGCGGTACGACGCTTGCCAT